AGGTTGCGGGGATCGGTCTGCAAAACGATGTTCATGGCATTGCGGTCCGCATCGCTGAAAAAGCCGTTATAGAGCTGGGCATCGACATTCTCAGAAGGAATAAATGGTTCCGCTTCAGCGAAGATCGCCACCGCTTTTTCCCGCACCTGCGGGTTTTCCCGCAGCAGCTTCAGGTTAGCCAGGCAGCGTTGACGATCGATGCCCAACCGCTCGGCATCGATCGGGCGCAGGGTGTTGGCTGGCGCCAGCACCGGACACTTATTGATATGCACCAGCTTCACCGGTACGGCGGCATCGTCACCCAGCGCCTCTTTCGGCGTATACAAACGCTCGCGAAGCTGGTCGCTGTCGAGCGTCAGCAGCGGGGTAATATCGCCAGCCAGATCCACCATAATCACCGCGTTGCGGTTGTCCGGATGCCAGGCCAGCGGGGCGACCCAGCTGGTGTTGCCTCGCCAGGCGCCAAACATCCCGGAGATGTGCATCAGCGGTTTCATCTGCGGCACATCAATCAGAGTGGTTAATTTTTGCTTGCTGCGATGGCTAAGCAGATATTCAAACAGCTTCGGCTGTCGGGTCTTAACCAGCTTCGCCATCGCAATGGTGGCATACACATCCGCCATGGCATCATGGGCATTACTGTGTTCAATGCCGTTCGCGCGGGTCAGATGCTCCAGACGGAAGCTGGGCAGCCCGTCGTCGTTTTCCGGCCAGTTAATCCCCTCCGGACGCAGGGCGTAGCAGGCGCGCATCACGTCGAGCAGATCCCAGCGCGAATTACGGTTTTGCCAGCTCCAGGCGTAGGGATCGTAGAAGTTACGGTAAAAAATATGGCGGGTTACTTCATCATCGAAGCGTACGTTGTTGTAGCCCACCACGCAGGTGTTGGGCACGGTGAACAGGTCGTGAATGCGACGGGCAAACTCCGCCTCATTCACCCCTTTCTCGCGGGCCTCCTGCGGCGTAATACCGGTCACCATCACCGCCCCCGGCTGGGGTAAATAGTCATCGGCCGGTTTGCAATAGAATACCTCCGGCTCGCCAATAACGTTGAAATCCGCATCGGTGCGGATGGCAGCAAACTGGGCAGGGCGATCCAGCGAAGGGCTGGTGCCGAAGGTTTCGTAATCGTGGAATAGGAAGGTAGGTTGTTTATCGGTGTCTGCCATTGTCTAGCTTTGTCCACATTAGTTAATTAAACGCCTGTTATCACTCGAAAAACAACCCTTTTCTCACCTGAGTTTGTCCACGAACGTTAAATATAGTTGTTTACTGCATCTTGATGTCCATGTGATATTGCGTACCAGATGAGTACCAAACCACTTTTTCTGAGTGTACCAAATATTATCTATGGCTATCAGCGACACAAAACTGCGTACCATTCATGGTAAACCATATTCGGGCCCACAAGAAGTAGCTGATGCTGACGGACTCAGTGTGCGCATTTCCCCGAAGGGTGTGATCCAGTTTCAATACCGGTATCGTTGGAACGGAAAACCTCAGCGACTTGGCATAGGTCGTTATCCGTCGGTTGCGTTAAAGGATGCCAGGCAGATCACTGCAGAATTGCGGAACCTGTATTTTGCCGGTACGGACCCTAGAACCTACTTTGAAGAAAAAACAGAGAGCTCGCTAACCGTGGCGGGGTGTCTTGATTACTGGTTCGACAACTACGTGAAACCTTCGCTGAGGGAAAAGACGCAGGCCCTCTACCAGTCGACGGTGATGAAGAGGATGCATGGAGCATTTCCTAACCGGCCAGCGTCTTCCATCACTGTTAAACAATGGGTTGATCTCCTCACAGAAGAAGAAAAGGATAACCCTCGGCGGGCGCGGCAGGTTCTTAGCCAGCTTAGGTCGGCGATCAGTTGGTGCATGCGGCGTCAGGTTATAGATAGTTGCGCAATTATGAGTATCCAGCCAAGAGATTTTGGCTCCCGTGCAGCTGTAGGGGATCGGGTTCTCTCGTATAACGAACTGGCGCAAATCTGGCTGGAGATAGAAAGGAGTCGGGCCTCGACATCCAACAAGCTTCTGCATCAGATGCTGATGCTGTGGGGGGCGCGTTTGTCAGAGCTCAGGCTTGCAACCAAGGCCGAGTTTGACCTGCATGACAAGATTTGGACGGTTCCGAAAGAACATAGCAAGATGGGCAACCTGATCAGGCGACCCATCTTCGAGCAAATTGAGCCCTTCCTTGAAAAGGCGATGACAACTTATAAGGATGTGCTTTTCCCCGGGGAAGAGATTAACGAACCGATCAGCATTGCGGCCGCCAACCGGTTCATAAATCGAATAAGGGGAGGGATGGATCTCGGTTACTGGAGAACGCACGATTTCCGGCGAACGCTGGTAACAAGACTGTCTGAAATGGATGTAGAGCCGCACGTCACTGAGAGGATGCTTGGACATGAACTTGGCGGGGTTATGGCGGTATATAACAAACACGACTGGATAGAGGCTCAGCGCAAAGCGTATGAACTTCACGCTGACAAGCTCTTCTGGCACATCAGGAACATTTCTGGTTAACTCCGCCATTGAGGATCCACTCCTCAAAAGCAGTGCGAAGATAGGCCTTTGGATGCGTCCGTACCGGTTTGGGAAATCCGTGCCGGTGCGTATAGTTCCAGATGGTTTGACGTGATGAAACACCGAGTTTGTTCATCACTTCTTTTTCAGGTATCAGACTGGTGTCAATCATCATCATTCTCCAGGCAAAAAGAAGCCCTCGCAATGGAGGGCTGAAAGGGGGATAAAGTGGCAGTGCATTCGCACACAATAGCCGACTCAGTGAATCAGCTATCAGTTGCGTTATTTGAAATTGTGTTCTTGCAAAGCCTCACCGAGGCGAACAAGCCATCGACCAAGTTGCTCCATGGCTTCTTCTTTTGTTTCAAACAGGTCAGAGTGGATATTCATTGAGACTTGGTTGAGATGTGTCATCGGGCGATACTCGAGTTCGACGGGCCAATCGACGATTGTTGAATGTTCCTCAGAGGAGTGACTGATAACGGTGAATTTGCTGTAGTCCTCAAGTCCATTTTTGTCGCGCTTAAACTCCTCAAGACGGATGGAAGTCTTCCCCATAATCTCTCCTCATGCCGCACGCATAGCGCGCAGCTTCTTCAAATGTGCCGCTGTTTCGATGTCGTCCCATATCTGCTTTAACTCCGCACCTTCCACCCATTCAAAGTCCGATTGAAACCGCATCATGCTGGCTATGCAGTTATGACCGTTTCGCTGGTAGTGGACTGTGGTGGAGGTAGTGCGGGTTATCTTGCAGAGGGCGCCGTGGTGATCAACGTAATAGGTGTTAGGAAGGATTATCCTGAACATTAGGCACCGCCTTAAATTCGATCACCCAGACCCAGGGGTTGGCCTGCCAACTGTCGGCGCCGTAGATGGATTGCCAGAGCAACGCGAACATTGGTTTTGAATCTTCGACGCAGCACCCAATTTTTAACGCCATGTCGATGATCTCAGTGTTTTTGAAGAGACCATCAACCGCCTCTATCCCCTCGGCCCAGCAATCCTCTTCACTGATACTGTTCAGCCGCTCGACCCGCACATCGGTGATCCCAAGCAAAATACGGCTGGCCCAGCGCGGCATGTGGATGCTTGGTTTCCAGCGGATATCTTCGGCTGGTGGCACGTTCTCGTAATGAGGAGGCACATGTTCTGGATAGTTCGCACGGTAGAGCTGTAGATCCGGCGCCCCGGCACCTGCTTCCGCCCACGTTTCCCGCACCCAGATGCGATCGCCAACAACACCGAATGGACATTTAGCAGAAAGGCTATGCCCCGGCACGGCTGGAACAGAAGTCATCCCTTTACTCCATGCCGCCCCAAATACCTCATAGAAATTGCCATTCAATACAGGCTGGTCCTTCATAATGCGCCGGGTCTGCGTCTTCCGGCCGTCCAGGATCGCCCGCACCATCTCACCGTTGAAAATCATTCCGCGTTCTTTCACTGAAGCCCCCTCTGCTTGTTCCGCAATTCCATCTCACCCTGGCAATCAACGCACATCGTGCATCCCGGATACGCTTTCCGGCGAGCCTCCGACAACGGTTCGCAGCATTCTTCACAGTGCGTTGCCGATACCGCATCACGGTTAATCCTGTGAGCACTCAACGCAGCGTTACGCTGCAACTCTTCGACGGCTGATGCGTCGTCTGCAAAATCTGCCATTAGCGTGCTCTCCTGCGTTTTTTGGCTGCCCGACGTGATGCCGCGACTCCGATTTTGCCACGGCCAACCGGGTGGCGGTTATCTACAAAAAGCAGAGGTGATATTTCGCTCGGTCCCCACGGTTTAACTGGCGCCGCCAGCGCGTACATGGATGCTGCTATAGCGAGCATTGTTCTTTTCATCAGTGCTCCCTGAACTGTTCGTTGATGCGGCTGACGGCAAACGCCAGCAATAAAAAGGGAGCGAAAAGCTCCCGGGTGATTTGTGCTGTCATGCGGCTCGATCCTCTTCCTGGTAGATGACCTGCAACTTCAGTTTCTCAGCCAGTGCCTTTTCCGCTCTGGCACCCGGCGAGGATTCCCATCCCTTAAGCAGGTAGATAACGTCAGCACAACGCAGCATTGCCAGGCAGATGTCCATGTATTCGGCCTGTGAAAGACCGTCAGGCAGGATCGCCGGGTTAAGCGCCGTGTGACCACGCCCGGTAAGTTTTGCTGCGGTGAACATGAAGGCCGGGCGGTTAAATTCGACGAGGCCGCTCATTGGCCCGGCGATGTAAATTTTCATGATTCCACTCCATATCGGCCCTGCATGCGGCCAATTTTGCTGATGAACCCAAGCTTATCGATACCGATGGCGGCTATCTTCTGATAGTGCTTGTCGAGGATGGCCGGAACCACGGAGTTCCATTTGGGTTTTGGTCTGACCTTCATTGCCTGGCGGATTTCAGCCACGCATTTTTTGCATTGTGACCTGATGGCGTTTTCATCTTCTGTCCTCATGCCGCCTCCGTTTTCATCACGTCGATCGCGCAGCCTGGCAGTAACTGAACCGCCGATGTCGGGCACTCGTTGCCCCAATGATCCCACCCCGGCGCACCGCAGCGGCTGAACAACTCAATGCGCGGCACGTCGCCATACAGCAATTCCAGCCGGTGGCGCACCTCCCACGGCTTTTCGCTGTGGGCACCAAGCGGGCTGTAAACCACCTGCTTGATGCCGGCATTCATTCGCTCCAACCCTGCGCCGCGAGTGGCGATCAGCAGATCCTCAGTGTTCGCCCGGGTGTGGTTTCCGCCGTTCATGCGCGTTTCGGCATTCAGCAGAGCGAGGAAGTCGTAGAAGTCGGTAACTTCACCCTCCGCCAGCGCCTTGTTGATGCGGACCTCTGCCAGCTGGTTCAGCTTGACCCACGTAAAGCCCTTCATGGTGCGCACCGTAAAGCCCCAGGCCTCGGCCAGTTCAATAGCTTCCTGGTTATGCGTGCCGGTGTACCACATCGCCAGCACTGAGTTTTCAGCGGCCAAATCCCACACCGCCAGCCGCTTAATGTCGATCAGCTTCATGGTGCCGTAGTGGTTTTCCGCAGCACCATTGCTGATGGTGTTTCCGTAGGACCAAGGCGGATCGGCGTAGATAAGCGAGTATTTCCCGGTCATGCCGCCTCCTGCCTGTTGAGATATTCCTCAGCCAGTCGCTGCGCCTTGAGTGGGTTGCGGATAACATCACCCCATGGCATCAGCCAGCCGTTAGGCCCGACAATGAATGTCAGGCGAAGTCCGTGAACTACTATGTCGTCGTGAGCGTGTTTCATTGCGTCACCCTCATTTCAGGTTTAAGTCGGTATTCCATCCCCCCCAGGCACTTCCCGCCAAACTCCTGTCCCCACGACGTCGCATCACACATCTCCTTCACCATCTCCAGCTCAGCAGCAGTGATGTACTCGCTTTTCTCTTCCAGCGAACCGCCCCAGCCTGAATAAAACGCTTCGTGAGTGACCAGGTTAATCCCGGCGTTGAAGCATCCGTCTCCCGGGTTAACGCCTGTCCAGTAGGTAGCAATAAAGTTTCGCTCATCAACGCTGAGCAGCCGTACAAGCGTCTCTTTCGAGTAGTGGCGTCTGCCAGATATGTGGTGCATAGCGAATTGCGGGTGTGGTTAACCCGCCTCCGTGAGGTGAAATAGGATGGTAAGAAGGGGGTTACTTCTGGACTAACTTCTGCCAGATAGCAGAGACATACTTGGCCTGATGAATGGCATCATCCAGCGCGCTGTGGCGGGTTCCTTCGAATGGCATATCGCGCTTAGGGTCGAAGCCGATCGCTTTACCCATCTCAACGACAGTGCGCACATCGCGGTCATTCCACCATTGCCATGGTGCTTCCTGCCCGGTAAGCGCGTAGCTGTTGCGGAGAATGACGCAGTCGAACGATGCGCCGTTGCCCCACACCTGAACGAATCGCGGCTTTGAGTGCTTGGCGATGAAATCAGACAGCCAGCACAGGGCGGTTGAAAGGTCCTGCGTGTCATTGGTTAACGATTTGCGAGCATCTTCGCCTTGCTCCATCCACCACAGAATTGTTGAGGCATCAGGTCGAGCGCGGAGCCTCATTGATGATTCAAGCGATACGTTTACCTGGAAGTCATCGCCAGTGGCCCCGGTGTTCGGGTCGAAGAATACAGCGCCAATGGAGATGATCGGCGCGTATGGCCCATTACCCATCGTTTCCAGGTCAATCATTAAGTGGTTCATGTTCATCCTTAAATTGCGTGAATAGTGTGGCGAGGGAAGGGAAGGGTTACCGGTTCCTCGTCTGGATAGACGGGGTTGTTATGCTTATGCCATTCGACATGGCATGCCTTGCAGAGCCACATCACATCGGTTGGCTTTCCGTAGTCGCAGTGATGGGCTTGAGGCTTACATTCGGATCCGCAGCACTCGCATTGCGGTGGCCGGGTTAGCTTCCCATCGCGCAAAAAATTGCCCACGATGATGTGGGCTTTTCTTTTCCATGGGTTACGCTGAATGAACCGCTTTTTGGCTGCGTTGCACCGTTCTCTGCCGCGATCTGAGGATTGATACTCTCTCCTGGCTGATACTCGATGTGGCAATCCCGCGCGCTCTTTGTCGTATTCAGCAAGACAAACCCGGCACGCGGCAGTTAATCCATCATTGGATGCTCTTCTGATTTGAAAGTCCCTTTCTTCCTTCTGCTGATGGCATCTGGAACAGGTCTTCATATTCAGCTCCTAGAACGGAATATCTGAGTCATCAAATTCCATCGGCGGTTCGCTGGGTTGCGGAACCGCTGCGCGTTGCTGCTGTCTTTGTGGCTGCGATGCCGCCTGCTGGTTCTGCTGCTGCCCGTTGCGAGTTGGCAGGTCGATATCCCGCACCAGGATGGTCGGCGTCTGCGCCTGCGATCCGTCCTGCTTAGTCCATTCTTCAATAACGAACTCGCCGGTTACAGTGACCTTTGCGCCCTTAACAATCGCCGTGGAGAGCTTCTCAGCCATCGCGCCGAACATCTTGCAGTTCAACCAGGAGGTTTTCTCGTTGTCGCCAAATCCGGACTTTGCCGGGAGAGAGAATGAGGAGATGTGCTTACCGTTTGGGGTGACGCGGAGAACCGCGTCTTTCCCGACATTGCCAGAAACTGTGATCGTGTTGATTGCCATTTATGCCGCCTGAGTTTGTTGCTGGAGTTCGCGTCCGCGAGTTTTATAAGTTTCGGTAGCGCGGGCCTCATGCTCTTTGGAGTTGCCGAGTTTCGGCCATACCTCTTTGTAAGCCGCCTGCAGTTCGTCGACTGACTTAGCCAACCCTGCTTTATCGGCAAACTCTTTCAGCGCATCTTCAGCCGACTGCGGGGTGACGTAATGCACCTCAGCATCCGGATCGACAGCAGTCTGCTCTGTCGGGATGCAAAAGGTCTGGAAAGCTGCGTATTTGTAGGCGATCGACATTGCCTTGTTGGTGGCCTTGTCGCCGCTGTCCATTGCCTCACCGTAAGTAACAACCGTGTGTTTGCTGCCGTCTTCGGTGGCGACAAAATCAAACTCAGCCTTAACGACGACGTAGAACAGCACAGCACCTTTTGGGGTGACACGCTCTGTTACAGAGCGCTCAGTGATGCGGGGTAGAATTACCAGGCCATGCTTCGCCAGCATTGGGGCCAGCGCGTTGTAGACCTGGTCGATGCCGCGGAATGTAAATCCCTGCTGCCGGTTCTCGCGGTCCTTGCTGATGCCGACCTCTGCCATATCCCTGGCGACGGCGCTGATGGCTTTATAAACACTCATACATTCCCATCCTCTCTGCCTGCTGCTCCGATCGGTAATCGGCGATCGCTTCCTGCGCCGCCTGTTCGTGGGTCATTGGCTGTTCTGGAAGTAAATCAGCCATCAGCCTGACGAAAGCATCGTCATCCCAGCGTTCCATAGCACTCATGCTGCACGCTCCTGGTGGAGTACGGTGTAGCCCTGCTCAGCCAGCCATTCGATGATGACAGCGCCATCAAGCTGGTTAAGCACCTCTCTGGTATCGACTGTTCCGGCCAGCGTTACATCCTCAAGCTCAAGCCTGATGGTGTTGCGCTGACCTACAGACGTGCGCATCTCTGCGCACTCGCATGTGATATTCATGAGTTACCTCAGTATTTAATGAGCGCGTCTTGCACCTTTCCGCCAGCGATGGCGAGCATGGATTTCTGCGCGAATTCTTCGGGGATGCCCTGGGCGATCAAGTCGGCGATAACGCGGCGGTTAACGGTGCGGCGATGCTCTTTATCAGCTGCGCGTCGGGCTTCTTCATCAGCTACACGCTTCTCTTCCTCCAGTCGGGCCGCTTCTTTCTGCTCAGCCTCACGCTTAATGCGGGATGCCTCTTCCTGAGCTTTACGCTGCTCGGCGGCGATAGCTTCCTGCTTTTCGCGCTCTGCCTGTTCACGTGCTTCCTGTGCCAGCCGGGCGGTACGTTCCTGCGCCTCCAGCGCCTCCCGTTCCGCGCGCTGGGTTTCCGCACGGGCTTCTGCTTCGCGGCGGGCGGCTGCTTCCAGTTCAGCGCGGTGCTTCTCTTCCGCTTCACGCTTGGCCTGTTCAGCGGCTTCACGCTTAATCTGCTCTTCACGGTCACGCCGGGCCTGTTCTGCCAGGCGGCGCTGTTCTTCCCGATCCCGGTCGAACTTGTCATTCATCAGCAGGGCCATTTCGTGGTCTGCTTCGCGTCGTGCTGCCAGCTGGCGATCGAACTCTGCGTTCATCTCCAGAGCTTCGGCATGCCAGGCATTCATTTCCTTCTCGGCCTTGATGCGCTCCTGCTCGGCCTCCCACTCAGTCAGCGGGCGGCGCACTTCGTCTTTCAGTGCATCGAGTCGTTCACGAACAATTCGGCGGCTTTCGTCGATCTGCTTGGGCAATGCCTTGAGCTCGGCAACGAGGTCTTTACCGGCGTTGTCGATGTACGTTTTCGAGCGGGCCACCTTGTGGGCCATTGATGCGATGGCGTCGCGACCTTTCTTTGTGGTCAGGTCGGGTACCAGGCTGCGGGCCTCTGTCTCGATTTTCTCGAGCAGCGGGTCGAGCTGTTCTTTGCTGGTAAAGACTGCCATCGCGTTCGACTTCTCGATGACGACTAAATCCGTTGCTTCACTCATGGGTTACTCCTGAAATCAGTTCGTGCGTCACCCGGCACCGATTGGCTGCCAGATGTTAAATGGGGTGGGGGATTACTCGGTTGGTGGAGGTGGAAGTGGCATCCAGTGGGTGAAGTAATCCTTATGGACTCCATAATCATCCTCTGCCGCATCCCACCATTTACCGTATGCGAAGAAGAACGTTATTTTCTGGACGCCATCACCCGGATGAAACACAAGAACATACCTCCCGTCATCTGGCATCCGGTCAGCCGTCTTAATCCACTCCATTGCAGCCTCCACGCTTATATCTCGGTATGCCCATTGCCACGCGCATCTTTTCCATGGCTCGCTGCCAGAGCTTCCCGTCACCAAGAACCTGAGCTATTGCCAGCTCCCCCTGGGCGACCTGTAACAGGTAATGATTGATTGTCATGATTGCTTCTCCACCTGCTCAAGTAACGCAGCCAACTGCAATTGCTGACGGTTCATAGTGAATGACTCGCGCGGCTTCTCGACCGATGAGAGCTTCCACTCGTTATCGTTTAACTTCGATGCGGTGTACTGCTTGCCGTTGTGGGTGACTGTCATGACGGTTCACCTTGTTTCAGGCTTTCCAGATATTCACGAGGGTCGTCGTAATACTCGCTGTACCAGTCAACCCAGCGATCGGTGAGCTCCATATCAGCCATGTCTTCATCGGTCAGGCTTTCATCCCAAATCTGCAAGCCATTTGCGTTGCAGTAATCAGGCTTGATGTTGTTTTCGTACTGGAAAATGTCGTAATCAGCCAGGGCATCCATCAGGCGGACGCCTTCTTCCACGCTCTGTACTTCAACGGTGAATGCCTTCATTGGTACTTGTGGGATGTGCCAAACTCGTAATTTGCTCATAATCATCTCCGCGCTTAAGCCGCGCCGCTGAACGTTACCCCTACGCATATATGCGCAAGACAAAAATGTTGGCGGTGGATGGCCGCCGTCTCATAACTGAGCAACCTCTGTGAAGTTGCTGAGGTATGAAAAAAGCCGCTGGTTAGGCGGCTTCAGTTACTTCCAAATTTTGCAATGATGCTCCAGCTACCCATGCCCAATAAAACCAGTGGTCACGGGCATCTCCTTCATCCTCAGCCTCTATCACCCGGTCAAATGGTTCGTCATTCCACTTCCCCGTGCAGCGAAACTTATTTCCGCCCTCCATACCCTTACCCTCTGTAGTTACCCGCGTAAAAAAGGCCGCGTTATGCAGCCTGTTCTGTTGGAAGCCCGATCAGACGGTTGAGGTCTTCAACCTTCAGCGCCGGGAGTGTTTGCTTTGCGGTGTCTACGCCGTCAGGGATCAGCTCTTTGCTTTCAGGCCAGACTTCAATCAGCCGCTTGATGGTGGTGACCGAGTTCAGCGCCGCCCAGACAGTGGTTTCGATATCCTTTTTCCGGGCCTCAAGTTTTGCCTCGGCTGCGAAAACTTCATCGAACCGTGTAGCAATCTCGTGGTCAGCCGCAAACATGCAGCGATCTCGAGCTGGAGTAAGAAGCTGGATGCCTGATCCCTCGCTGTCATCGCCATATGAGCACCACCCAAGCCGTCTTCCACCGATGGAGATAAAAATGTTCTGGCTCTTGCCATCGGAGCTGTACATTGAAACTCCTGAATCAGTTAGTTCCTTTTCGAGCCGCTCGAACTTTTCGTAAAGCCGATCAAGCTTTTCAGCTTTCTCTTTCCCGCCAAACGCGAACACCCTGGCATCACGTGCAATCTCGTGCCGCTTAACCTGGAGAGCCTCAAGCTCTGCAATGACACCTGATTTGATAAGCGCGTTCTTTGCAATGCGCTCCCGAAAAGCATTTGTTAATCGTGTTGAAGACATACCCTTACCCCTTTGTTTATTCACCGCAGGCCACTCGACCCGCTCGATTCGTTCTGTGCGTAATGCTTGCGCCGTGCATCGCGTATCTTCTCCAGCTCGCAGTTCTTCGCTGACTGGTGATACTTGCTGATGTGGCAGACCGGTGTGCGTGGATCGAAGTCTCTACCGCATACCGGGCACTTGATGCTGTTCTTCATAGGCCACCTCAGATCAATGCGATGGATTTGCCTTTCGTTTTCTGGCGACCGGTACATGTCACGCCCAACTCAGTGCGGGGCTTGCTGTACCATGTGCGGTGATTCTTGCGCTCAACGACCGCAGCGCGGTTTTCTAACTCTTCCCGGTACTCAGCCAGCATTGTCAAATCAATCGGGCTTACTGCGCTTTCTACGCGTGATTTAGGCTTGCGAGTCAACGACAGTACAGGGCGATTATCTGGCTTGGCGCTGATCCCAACTAACAGGGGATTTGCAGCTTTCCATTCGGCCTGTTTCTCTGCGCGGCGTTCGCGGCGGCGTGCTTGTGCATCCATTGTGGATCTCCTGTCAGTTAGCTTTGAGATGAATGCACCTGCTCTCAGACCGTTCCGGCGGTCCTTTTCACAGGCCGACGCGACCTCACCGGAATAATTCGCGTCGTTGCATTCATTCCAAAGCTTTCTGCTTTGAATGCTGCGCTTTTTCAGCGCGGTATGTTTAAGAGCTTCACCGTCCTGGTGAGTAGTGCGTCCTGCCGATGGGTTAACAATACAAAATGTACTAAATAGCGTCAATACATATTGTACTTAAAAATGAGATAAAAATACAAAGGGTATGAAAATGAAGGGAAATTATTTTACGTGGGTAATAAAAAACCCGCCGGAGCGGGTTTAATTGGGAGGAGGTTTATAGGCCTTGCCATTTTGCTTCGATAACAACGCCGATGATTCTGCAGTTCCCATTGACTGGGATCATGTGATAGCTGGGGTTAAGCGGCTTCAGGTACTTTTGACCGGCATCGACTATGTACTTCTTGAAAGTGGCCTCATTCTCAGAGTCCAGCTTCGCAACTACCAATCTTCCACTGGTAGGCTCAACTTGTGGGTCTACTAGAATAAGCATGCCTTCAGGAATGCTCAGCCCGGTAGGTGCGGTCATTGAATCACCGCGCACGGTTAACCAGAAAGAGTTGGAGCCTGCGTGTGCAGTGGTTTCTGGCCATACTTCAATTTCTTCCAGGCGATAAGGCTCAACAGCTTCACACCAGTTCCCGGCACTAACCCAACTGATAAGCGGGAAGCTTTTCACCTCAGTGTGAGGCCGCGGGTTGGTAACGTTGCCCATTGCTCCTTCTGGATAATCAACCATTCCGTCAGACGACAGGATCAGCTCCTTTAACCCCAACTGCTTCATTACCGCGGCTATATCTTCAATGCTTGGCTCGCGGCGACCGTTAAGCCAATGGCCGATCGCGCCCTGGGTTTTCCCAAGCGCCTCCGCCAGTTTGTCCTGGGTTATGCCGACCTGCTTCATTCTGGCTTTTGCCAGTTCGTTCCACGGAGTTTTCATCCCACGATTATTACGCTGTGTATTAACTGTGACAACACACAAAATGTATTACCCCTCTTGCTTTTATTCAGTACACTTTGTATTATTAGTCTGAATTAACACCCAAGGAGGTATCCCGATGAGCAATCTTCGGACTAAACGGGAAGCCGCTAAGGTATCCCAGACAGATTTAGCGAAGCTGGTTGGCTGCACGCAGGGTGCAATCGGCCATTACGAGTCTGGCCGCAGACAGCCAGACCTTAAAACCTGTCGCAAGCTGGTAGCCGCTCTTAATGCCTTTGGCGCCAACGTAAAACTGGATGACGTGTTCCCGCCAGAACAACACGCAGCCTAAGCAACACCGCTCTTAATACATCTCTGCCCTGGAAAAGGGCGCATCAAACGAAAAATCAAACCGGCTTTGCGTGTTTGGCGCATGGCCTATCTGTCATTTTTTCAATTTAAGGGACTGCACATGCAATCACTTACTTATCAACAGAGTATCGCATTTTCGCCCGGCGTGATGATAAATCGCGCTCAGCAAAAACAGGAAGATAACCACGACGCGATACGCAATGCGATCCGCTCATGGGCAGCTTCTCAGGGTCAGGATGTGGTGACGATGCTGATCGTCAATGAGTACCGGGAGCAGGGCGGAGTGGATATCACATTCCCCAAAGATGTAAGCCGTCAGCGGCAGAAGCTGTTCCGCTTCCTGGATAACCGCTTCGACTCCGAGCAGTACCGCGAGAACGTGCGACAGCTGACACCGGCAATCATGGCCGTTCTGCCTATCGAATACCGCACGAAGCTGATTGGAGCTGACTGCAAGATGACGCGACTGGCAGAGGCTGAGAAGGAAGTATCTGAAGCGAAACAGGCCGTCATGCTGGACGCACCAGAGCATCAGAAGCTGAAAGAGGTAAGCGAGGGTATAGCTGCACTGTTCAGGCTCATGCCGGACCAGGTAGGCCCGCTGATGACGATGGTCACCTCAATGCTGGGGGTTATGTGATGGGTACTACCAAAAAAGCGAAAGCTCCTGAAGCGGTAACTTCAAGAGCCTTCCAAACACTGTGTTACGCCAAGTAACGGGAGCAAGTATGGCAAATATAGCCAGAGTATTCAACTTCCCTGCTCATGAGCCGGGAGCCTTCAGGAGCAACAGAATGGAGAACAAAAAGTTCGGTCATTTCTCTCTGTTCAGAAGCCTTCTGCAAACTGATTGGGCAAAAGACACCGCGAAAATGGCCCTTTGGGTTCGCCTTCTTGGTGAAGCCTCCTATCGCTTGAGAACTGTCGAATTCGCAGGGAAGCAATGGGAGCTATCCACCGGTCAGCTCGTCACTACCGCGGCGATTCTTGCAAGAAAACTTCGCGATCAGGATGGCAAGGAAAAGAGTCCACAGGCAGTAACAAGGATGCTCAATTTCTTCATGCGAGAAGGGATGATCAGCACCGAGGGGAACAGGTTCGGCACCGTGATAACCATCACAAATTACACCGAATATCAGGTGATTTTACCCGATGAACCTTCCGATGAACCATCCGACAAAGGCAAGCCCAGTAATGGCGCGGCTTTGAGGCTGGTAGGCGATGAACCATCCGAAGAACTACCCGATGAACAGAACAAGAAGGTATTAAACAAGAATATAAATACTAAAAACCTTACGTCCGAGAATTCTGACGAATCCTCTGACAAGCCCGCGAAGAAATCACCTGTTCTGAAACCTGATGCTGCGATCCAGAGCGGCGGTAAGTGGGGAACCTCTGAAGACCTCCGCTGCGCTGAATGGCTGTTCAGTGAAGTCCAGCGCATTGCCCCATCTGCAAAGCAACCTGCCTGGGCAGGATGGGCTAACGATATACGCCTCATGCGCGAGAGAGATGGCCGGACGCACAAAGAGATCGCTCAGCTGTTCAAGTGGGCCTGCAACGACAGCTTCTGGCAGGGCAACGTGTTATGCCCTTCAACGCTGCGTGACAAATGGACTCAGCTGGATATCAAGCGCAACAAGCAGGCGGCGGCACCTGTCACTGGTAAGCCAAAAATCGACATGAACAACACTGACTGGATACACGGGGTGGACCTATGAAAAGCCTTGCCGAGCAGATGCACAATTTCGATCGGGAGCAGATGCGCCGCGTAGCGCACAACCTTCCAGAGCAGTACGAAGACAAAGCGCCGGTTGAGCGGGTGGCTCAGGTCATCAATGGCGTGTTTACCCAGCTCACGGCCACATTCCCGGCGGCTGTCGCAAATCGCAGCCAGGAAGACATGAACGAACTGCGCCGCCAGTGGGTGCTGGCATTTCGGGAGAACGGCATCAGCACGATGGAACAGGTTGCCGCCGGTATGCGCGTTGCCCGCCGACAGGAGAAACCTTTCCTGCCTTCGCCCGGACAGTTCATCGCCTGGTGCAAGTCCGAGATGGCAAGCGTCGCCGGACTCCCAACTGCTGACGAGCTGGTAAGCCAGGTCTACCAGTACTGCCGCGATCGGGGCCTGTACCCTGATGCCGAGTCATACCCGTGGGAGTCGAATGCTCAGTACTGGATGATCACCGGGCTGTACCAGAACATGCGAGCAAACGACCTGAGCGATGCCGAGCTGCGACGCAGGGCTGCCGGTGAGCTGGCACTCATGGCAAAACGGATAAACGCCGGGGAAGTGATTCCAGCGCCAACCAAGACACTCCCGATCCTGGGTGGAAAACCCCTGGGCAGATCGCAAAGCCTGGCCAGGCTGGCAGAGATTCGCGAAAAGCACGGGCTGAGGGGGCCGAAATCATGAGCATGACAATCCGAGAGCAGTTACTGGCAGCCATGCGCAACAACCCGGGAATCAATACCGTCATGCTGGCCTCAATGCTGGGCATGACCACCAAGAAGATATCCGGGCCGCTGAGCACCCTGCTGGCTGACGACCTGATAGCTTTCGAGGGCAAACACGGCCAGCGCCTGTACAGTCTTACCAGTTACGGCATGCGCTACGCACCAGACACCATTCCCGAAATTACCCGCGGTAAATCGGCCTTAGTCCAGCGAACCGACAGCAATGTGATCTGCCAGGAATGCCGCCAGAGCGAGGCCATGAAGCGCGTTCTGATGGTGTGGGGAAGGGCTTCAGCATGAGCACACCTAACCCTCTTAACAACCTATTCAATCAGTGCCTGGCTTCAGTCAGGGGCGGGAGAGCAGAAGTATGAAAATGAATTTAATCGAAATGGAAGGTTTTCTGCATGGAAACGGGATTCCCGGAGACCTAAGGGTAAACGAAAGCAATGCTTCTTATCTGGTTCGCAAGTTTTCCGAACTGGAAGCCAAGTGCGCGGCGCTGGCTGCTGAGAATGCGGTGCTGAAATCGGCGGTCCAGACGCACAGTGAATCAATCCACTTCTGCGAGTTATGCGGTAAAGATGACCCATGCAGCACTGATGATGTGTGCATGGTACTTAGCGAAACCCCATCCACCGACGCCTTCCTGGCTGAAGTGCGGGCACAGGGTGTGGAGATGGTGATTGCGTATCATCGGGAACGAGCGGATGCGCTACATCATGTTGACCGCAACAATGCCATCCGTCACTCAATGGCGGCGCTCGATGCTTCTGACGTGGCCGCCCAACTTCGCCAGGAGTCCGCACAATGAGCAATGGATTCCCAACGTGGTGGAAACACGGACAGAAAGTCACAACCAGAAACGATGGTGTCCTCATCCTGAATATCGCACCCGATGCCGAATACTGGCTCACCAACGATGAAGGTAAAGAGGTTTACGTTTTCTCGGCTGACATTATCGGCCCCGCCACTGACAAGAAGCAAGGAGCAGCCCAATGAGCAAAACTAAATCATCAGACGTGCATGACCTGTTGACGGCGTATCAGAAACAAGCACGGAAGATTCCACCTAAGGGTGTTTATGCCTCAAGGCATCGTCAGGTTGAGGTTAACGCGGCTCACGTCCGCAAGATAATGCGCAAGCGTCGTCGGTCAGTTGGTAAGTCAAATAAGCTCGGCTATCGCCTGACGGCGGAAATGCGTGTCGCAATGATTTGCGATATGAATTTTTGGGCGCTGGTATGCAGGTCTAATCGGGTAAACGCTCAACAGGATGCCAACACCGCAGAACTGTTAGCCGCTGGCATCATCACTAAGGTGGGGGAGTAGGGATATGGCTGAATTTACTAAAGAGCAGTTGGTCAGCTGGGCCAATAGTCTCATCGAAGAAACGCATACGGATATTTCAATTTCCCGTACTGACGCCCACGCGGAATCGTACAGGGCGCAATTGGCGCTGCTTGAAATTGCACTGGCAGCGCTGACGGCCAGCATGGGGCAGGAGCCGGTGGCGTGGCTGATGTCAGGGGGCGGCGCTAAAAACCACGTCAGCTTCGATAGTGGCAATGCTTACGCCGACCCACTGCGCGAAGTGACGCCACTCTACGCAGCACCACAGTTACCGCAGCCAGCGGTGGATGAGCTGCTGAAAGAACATCTGCGACTGGTTGAATGCATGCTTGTTGACTACCGAGGGGGGAATTCAGGACACGCAAAAGAATGGATTCGTCATATTTCAAAGTCTTCTGACAAGTTCGAAGAAAAGCACTCGCTGTCTCCATGTTTGTGGATGAGAAGTGCTTACCGCGCCGCGATGCTTCAGGGTGCCGAACCTGTGCAGGGCTGGATTCCGTGCAGCGAGCGGATGCCGGAAGAAGTCGGGCGCTACTGGTGCTACGTCGAAGAGCAGAACAGTCTGGGTAAATCACACTACCAGTGGAATTGCTCATGGAATGGTGACCGGTGGTGGGTTGAAAGTGAAAATGGCGGTCGCGTCACTCACTGGATGCCGCTGCCAGCAGCACCGCAGCAGGAGGTGAAGTGATGGGCAGAATGACATTCGTCGTTGAGTTCGAAGATGGGAAAGAGCCTCCTGTTCACGCTCACATGAAAGTTTTCGGTGGGGAGGTTGTAGCGGTGTCGTTTAGGGATGTCGTCAATGAAGCGCCACTTGGCGGGACAGGCAGCCAGAGCCCGATACCTTACAACGGTATTAGGTGCTTCATCTGTAACGGGATGCACCCAATCGGAGTTCCTTGCCCGCTATCGCTATTCACTGGTGGTACGATAAGAAGCGAGCGGAAGTAACAATCAGGCCTCTCCGGAGGCCTTTTTCACGCGTTGATAATTCAATATCAGTGAGCGATAATAACAACGCACCGGCCTGAACAACCGGTGCCCCCTGCGCATATAATGGGGACGTTATATGCGACCACAATCTGAACATCTTCACCTGTCACCGATGCAGAAATGCACCGGCGATTTTCTGCATTCTGCGGTTTCCTGTGGGGAGGCCGTATGAAACAGCGATTCCTCCTCCGTAACACCAACATTCGCGCCAATGCCATCAACGCGATTAACCAGCTGCAGCTCGACGAGAAGCGCCCGGTCGTCATCGAGATAAAAGAGATGACCCGCTCCATCGACCAGAATGCAAAGCTCTGGGCAATTTTGGGCGATGTCAGCAGCCAGGTTGAATGGCATGGACGCAAGCTCTCCTCTGAATCGTGGAAGCATATTTTCACCGCGGCGCTGGTTAAGCAGGAAGTCGTGCCGAACCTTGCCGGTGATGGATTCGTGGTGCTGGGTCAGTCAACCAGCAAAATGACCGTCGGCCAGATGCGCGACCTCATCGAGCTGATTCACGCCTTTGGTGCTGAGCGTAACGTCCACTGGGGCGATGAATCACGCCTGGCTATGGAATGGGCTTCCCGCTTCGGAGGTGCCCGTGGCTAGCCCTCTCGCTCGTATCATCACCAACGAAATCTACCGGGTCCGGACTCGCCGCAAGCGTAAGCCGGAACTCAAGCCATCTGAAATCCCATCGCTGCTCGGCTATACGGCCCGCCTGACCCAGGTGAAATGGGATCGTCTGAAAGCACGGAGGTCACATGGCTGATTTACGCAAAGCGGCTCGTGGTCGTGACTGTCAGGTTCGGATCCCCGGCGTGTGCAATGGCAATCCTGAAACGTCCGTTCTGGCGCACATCCGCCTGGCTGGTCTGTGCGGAACCGGCATTAAGCCGCCTGACCTGATCGCCACCATCGCCTGCAGCAGTTGTCACGACGAAATAGACCGCCGCACCCATCTGGTAGACGCGGATTATGCAAAGGAGTGCGCGCTGGAAGGCATGGCCCGCACACAGGTTATCTGGCTGAAAGAGGGGAAAGTAAAAGCATGAGCGAATATCGAATCAGCCTACCGTGGCCGCCGAGCAACAACCGCTATTACCGGCACAACCGGGGACGCACGCACATCAGCACAGAAGGGCAGGCCTACCGCGACCGGGTGGCTGAAATCATCAAAATCCAGATGCTGGATATCGGCATCACTGCCCCGGTAAAGATCCGCATTGAATGCCATATGCCTGACCGCCGCCGCCGGGACCTGGACAACCTGCAAAAGGCGGCATTCGACGCATTGACCAAAGCCGGATTCTGGCAGGACGACCAGCAGGTTGATGACTACCGCGTAAAACGGATGCCGATCGTCAAAGGCGGCAAACTGGAATTAACCATCACCGAACTGGAGCCAGCATGACCCGCGACCAGATAGCCAGATACCAGGCCGAAAGCGTCATGCGCGCCAAGATGCCGCCAGTAGCAAAGCACAGCCAGAACCAGACCAAAACCAAACAGCCAGAGAGGGCCGCAGCATGAAACTGGAATTAACCAAAGAGCAGCATCAGTGGATTGATCAGTGGCTCCAGTTGTGGGGTGCATGGTCTCAGACCGGCAAGATAGACAAGGCGATGATTAACATGATCGCCAAGTTTATGGCGACCGTAGAGCCTCAACAGGCATCTCGCCCGGTATGTAGTGACGACGACGGTATGCTTATCGACGCAGTGCTGCGCCACTACCTGAAGAACATCGACGAAAACGCCTGGCGGGTAATCTTCGCTTACTACGTCTGCAACTCCAGCGAGATCCGCATCGCTACATGGCAGCACGCCGTCAGTAAGCCACGCCTGATGAAAACCCGAGCCGGAAACCAGTATAAGCGCCCGAGCATCTCAACCATCCGCCGGGAAGTTAAGGATGTCATCAACGCTGCGTTGTTCTGTTTGTACCAACCTCTGCAAAATGCGTTTAACGATCGCGAAAGTGTGAGGAAAATAGCAAATAAACATCACAACGTGCTTGCTTTTCAATGAACAAATGAGCAGAATAAATCGTATATGTTGCCATTGTTGTGTGTGACATGAATGAATCCCAAGCCTCGCCATCGTGCGGGGCTTTTCTATTTGCATCTGTCGTAGTTTGGGAATTACGTCTGGCTTCCAACCAGAAGATGCGGGTTCGATCCCCGCCAGATGCTCCAAATTTGCCTGTAGCTCAGTGGAAAGAGCAACCGCCTTCTAAGCGGTTGGTCGCTGGTTCGAATCCAGCCAGGCGAACCATACGCGAGCATGAGCACACCGCTTAAATAAGTCTCGATAGGTGCAGCCTGATCAACTGCCGTCAGCTCCACGAAACGGAGCGCACAACAGGAAAGAGCATTGAGAGGCCGGGGTTATGTCCGGTGGCGACGTGGCCGATACGAGTCAGAGGCGATCGCCTGGGGTGAGAAGTTAGTTGCTGGCAGCGCGCATAGTATCAACTAACAGACATAGCCCGCAGTGCTCTCCCCGTTGTGGTGAATATGCAGGCTGATGCGTTAGAGACGGCACCCCCTTAATGAGGACTGCGCTATCTCTGGAGAAAAGTCTTGGGGCACACAATGCCAGAGAATGCCGGAGATCAGCACCGGCCACCACACTCAAACCCACTACCTGGGACTATAAGCGCATAGCGCAACGCAGCACCCATCGATTGGCGGACCAGAACCCGCCTTTTTTATTCAGGCCGCAGACAATCACCCTCAGATGCCACGTAGCCCTCGTGTCTGACGGCCTTCTCTACACATGGACCACCTATGTCTGAACCTCTAACCATTGCTGGCGGTGTAACGTCCGCAACAATCGGAGTGACGTTCGCATCTCTGTTCCCCGAGGCAACGCCCGGCGTAATGCTGTGCGCGCTGGCTGGCGCAGCAATGTACGTTCTGACATCCGATCCACACCAACTGTGGAAGCAGTTCCTGTTCGCCGTCATCAGCTTTGTCGGTGGGGTTTTCTTCTCAGTACCGATGGCGAAGATACTGGCCGGGGTGATTAACACCGCCCTTGGCCTGTTGCAGCCACCGGTGAGTATCGAGGTATCCCCGAATATTGGCGCGCTGGTTTCCGCTTCCATCTCTGTCGCAGTCCTGTTACGCATCCTCGCCAAATCAAAACGGGGGAAAATGCCGGGACTGGAGGAGGAAGGTAAATGACATGGCAAACCATCGTTCTTGATGTAAACGCCATTATCTGCGCGCTGATCGCCATCAGGCTGATGTTCTTCAGTAAGAGCGGGAAGCGACACCGTCCTGCCGTGGCATGGATGGCGTACATGATGATCCTCGCAGCCGGCTTTACGGCATTCCGCATCCTCTACGGCAAATACCTGCAGGTCGATCCTGGCGAGCTGATGCTGAACATCGCTATCTGCATCGCCGTGTGGCGCTCCCGCGGCAATCTCGCAAAAGTATTCCAGAAGGCCGGGCAATGACCAAAGACGACATCTTCAACGCCATCCTCGGCAAAGAGGGCGGTTACGTGAATCACCCGGATGACAAAGGCGGCCCGACGAACTGGGGGATCACCCAGGCGACAGCTCGCGCCCACGGTTATTCCGGTGATATGCGCAACCTGACCCGCGAGCAGGCTCTTAACATCCTCGAGGCCGATTACTGGTATGGCCCTCGCTTTGACCAGGTTGCAACTGTCTCCCCGGTCATCGCCGCCGAGCTCTGCGATACCGGCGTGAACATGGGGCCATCGGTACAGGTGAAGTGGTTCCAGCGCTGGCTGAATGTATTCAACAACCAGCAGCAGTTCTATCCCGACCTGATCGCCGACGGTCAGATTGGCCCGCGCAGCATCAGCGCGCTGAAGTCCTTCCTGGCGAAACGCGGTAGTGAAGGTGAGGCAGTATTACTCAGGGCACTGAACTGCAGCCAGGGTCAGCGTTATCTCGAGCTGGCAGAGCAGCGCCCGGCTAACGAGTCGTTTATCTATGGCTGGATCCGGGAGCGCGTGAGCCTATGACCAGACTGAAAGCTATCCTGGCCGGGATCGGGCTCGCCATAATGCTGGTACTGGCCGCATTTGGTATTGGCGGTATGCGTGGCCGGGAAAAGGCCGAAGCAGAGGCAGAAAAGAAACGCACCGACGAGAATGCCACTGCCACCAAAGCAGCTGCAGAGCGTCGCGTCGAAGTTACCAGGGAGGCCAGTAATGTTCAGCAGACTGTTAACCATATGCCTGATGACGATGTCGATCGCGAGCTGCGTGCAAACTGGACCCGCAAAGGTTGAGGTAATCGACACCGGGTGCGACTGGGTCAACGTCATTCGCCTTACTGAGCACGACATCGAAGTGATGGATCGCCAGACGAAGAAAGACGTGCTGGCGCACAACAAATCGGTGCAGGCCAACTGCGCCAGAATAGAACCTCATCCCTGAGGCTCTGACACAGTCTCTCCTCTGGACTTTAAGCATAGAAAATCCATACGACCTCGCATTGCGGGGATTTTTACTAACTGAGGAAATCAGATGAGTGAGTTAACCCCATCACAGCAGATCCGTTTCGGTCTGTTATCAGCAGTGAACTTCGATACCGCTGCAGCCGCAGAGGCTATCAAGTTCGTTGAAGACGACCAGTTGAAGTATCAGCTGTTTATCCAGCACCTCAACCGCGTAACCAGCGAAAACGGTTTGGTTGCCCGTACCACTAAAGCCATTCAGGAAGCGAAGGAGACCCTTATCCTGTTCCCTTCCGAAGAGGCGTAAAGGCATTACAGAAGCTCTTCACTGAGGGGCTTCGATAATTTCTATCCCCCGTGAAGGATAAATCGTAAATATGCCCTGTAGGGGGTAAGTGGAGTAGCCAATGGCTCACGATGACGAGCGCAGGCCATATCCGCCAGTTAACTTCATCGCCTCCGATAACTGGCAGCCATACACCAGGCTCATTCCCGCCAATGAAGTGCATCAGTGGATAAACCGGCAAATCCTCAGCGATACCGGAAGCATCCATAACCCTGACCACGAACACCTGCTTGAAGCCGATCTCTGCTTCATGTGGGCGTCTGACTCGTTCGCGAAGAAGGGGCGCTTAGTTCTCGGTCAGGCCGAGCAGGTAATGCTCCGCGCCGGAGGTTGGCAGAAAGCCAGAATGGAACAGCAGATGCATGAATGGTTCGGGCGCATCCCGAAGTTCATCATCACCCTGGCGGCTGATTACTGCTCCCAGTGCAGTGACCTCGAGTTCTGCGCGCTGGTGGAGCACGAGCTTTACCACATCGCCCAGGCCACCGATGATTTCGGCGCACCGAAGTTCAACAAAGAGACCGGGCAGCCAGTGCTTACACTGCGTGGCCACGACGTCGAAGAGTTCGTTGGTGTCGTACGCCGTTACGGTGCCAGCAAAGAAGTGCAGGAGCTGGTGGACGCGGCCAATGCGCCAGCGGAACTGGCTCACATCGATATCGCCAGATCATGCGGAACGTGCATGCTGAAACTGGCTTAATTGTTATATTAAGTTAGCTATGGAGGCGACCAATGGCTGCATTATCACCGGAGGTTAAGGCCTTTATAGTTCAGGCTTTAGCCTGCTTTGACACCCCAACGCAAATTGCTTCTCAGGTGAAACAGGAATTCGGTCTGGACATAAGTATCCAGCAAGTATCCTCATATGATCCCACCAAGGCGATTGCGAAGAATCTTGGTCAGAAATGGATCGACCTGTTCAACGCGACTCGCACCCGGTTCCAGACCGAATTAAGCGACATCCCGATCGCCAACAAAGCTTATCGTCTTCGCGCGCTCAACCGGATGATGACTAGCGCCGAGAAGATGCGAAACATGGCTCTTGCCGCCTCTCTGATGGAGCAGGCCGCCAAAGAGGTAGGCGACGCGTACAGCAACAAACAGAAGGTCGAGCACACCAGCCCGGACGGCAGCATGTCACCGAGACCGACGACAATTCGCCTGGTAGGAGTTGACCCAGCCAATGGAAAGCCAAGTTGACCTCCAGATACCCGCCAAATTAGTACCCGTATTCGCGACAGAAGGCATTCGTTATCGTGGGGCTCATGGTGGGCGCGGTTCCGCAAAGACGCGCACGTTTGCACTAATGACCGCCGTTAAAGCGTACCAGGCTGCAGAGGCCAATATCAGCGGCGTGATCCTCTGTGCACGCGAATACATGAACTCGCTTGAAGAGTCCTCCATGGAGGAGGTGAAGCAGGCCATTCGCTCCGTTCCATGGCTTGATGATTACTTCGACATCGGCGAGAAATACATCCGGACGAAGAACCGCAGAGTCAGCTACGTATTCTGTGGTCTTCGCCATAACCTCGACAGCATCAAATCCAAAGCGCGAATTCTTGTAGCCTGGGTTGATGAGGCCGAATCGGTATCCGCTACTGCATGGAAAAAGCTTCGCCCGACAGTTCGAGAAGAAGGCTCAGAGATTTGGGTCACCTGGAACCCGGAGAAGGACGGCAGCGCCACCGATAAGCTCTTCAGAAAGAACCCGCCAAAAAGCTCGATGATTGTCGAGATGAACTATGTGGACAATCCATGGTTCCCTGCGGTGCTCGAGGAGGAGAGGCAGGAAGACCTGGCAAGCCTCGATTACGCAGACTATGCGTGGATCTGGGAAGGCGCTTACCTCGAAAACTCCGACAAGCAGGTGCTGGCAAGCAAATACGTCGTGCAGAGCTTCGAAGACGATCTCTGGCAGAAATCAGAGCGCTTGTTGTTCGGCGCCGACTTCGGATTCGCAAAAGACCCCAGCACGCTTATTCGCATGTTTATCCTGGATAACAACCTCTACATCGAATACGAGGCTTACGGAAACGGCGTTGAGCTCGACGACATGTGGAAGTTCTACGCTGGGAAAACCGACGCCACGCCGAAGCAAATTGCCGATTGGAAGGTTACAGATGAGGCTAAATTCCCTGGCATCCCTGAAGCGCGCAAATGGCCTATCAAAGCCGACAACTCCCGCCCTGAGACCATCAGCCACATAAAAGGGCAGGGGTTCAATATCTCCGCCGCTCAGAAGTGGCAGGGTAGCGTAGAGGACGGCATCACCTGCCTGCGTGGGTTTAAGAAGATCATCATCCATCCTCGCTGCAAAGAAACAGCGAAAGAGGCGCGGCTTTACTCGTACAAAACAGACCGTATCACTGGTGAAGTTCTGCCGGTTATTGAAGACAAAAATAACCACTGCTGGGATGGCGTCCGGTACGGCCTCGATGGGTATATCAAGCACAAAGCGCAAGTCGGCGCAGTATTCTTCTAAGGAGCATCGCCAGTGAGCGAACAAGATAACGGCCTTAAACTGGCTGTGAACAACCTCGCCACTGAAATGAGGCGAGCGAATTACCTGAATGCCATTGGCATCGGTGGCGGCAACACGAAGCGCCCGACGCTTTACCAGGAATTTGGCTACCCGCGCACGATCACCTTCAACGACTTCTACAACATGTACCGCCGCAACGCTGCCGGTTTCGCCGTTGTGCATCGCCTGCTTGATGGGTGCTGGCAGGATTACCCTGTCATCATCGACGGTGATCAGGCGGAAGAGGCGAAGGCGACCAATCCATGGGAAAAGAAAGTCACCAAATTCATGAAAAAGCTGTGGTCGAAGATTAAAGACGCTGACCGCCGCAATATGGTGGGCCGTTATTCCGCGCTGCTGCTGCAGGTGAAAGACAATAAGCCCTGGAGCGAGCCAGTCGACATCAAGCTGGTGAAGTCGCTCGGTGAGTCTGCCCTGGTGAAGCTGATCCCGGTATGGGAGCCGCAGCTAACCGTAGCTGAATGGGACAATGACCGGCTGTCGGCAACCTTTGGCCAGCCGCTGATGTTCAACTTCAACGAGCAGCCGGTTGGTGATCAGGACTTTGTCGGGCCGATGCGCGGCGAACCGGTCCACCCAAGCCGGGTGATCCTGTTCTGTGAAGGTTCAGAGGATGAAAACGTCCTGTCTGGCATCCCACTGCTTGAAGCTGGCTATAACAAAGGGTTGGACCTCGAGAAAGTATCCGGTGGCGGTGCCGAAGGCTTCCTGAAGAATGCCAGTCGCCAGATTGCCGTTGAGTTCAGCAAAGAAACCGACATGGCTACGCTGGCTGACCAAGCTAAAGCAGCTGGCTATAGCGATCTCGGCGAGGCGATGGGTGATAAGGTCAACAAACTGAACCGCGGTACCGACGCAGCAGCCGTAATGCAGGCCGGGCAGATGCACGTTCTCAGCGTTACGCCTGGCGACCCGGGGCCGACGTGGGAAGTTACCGCGAACGAACTGGCCGCATCCGTGCAGATCCCGTTCACCATCCTGTTCGGGCAGCAGACCGGACGCCTGGCGAGCGACGAGGACAAAACCGACTGGGCCATTCGCCGCAACACGCGTCGCAACACTTTCCTGACCGACCGCATCACCGCGCTACTCGAGCGCTTCTGGACGCTGGGCATCATTGACCCGCCCATCAATGGCGAGGTCACTATCCAGTGGAGCGATCTGCTGGCGCCAGGCGAAAAAGAGAAAATCGAGAACATGTCAAAGCTGGCCGATGTGGTTCAGAAAACAACGGGCATGTATGGCGGTGAAGCACCGGTCACCATCAACGAACTGCGGCAGGTGGTCGGGCTTGAACCGCTGCCTGAGCCAAAAGAGCCGCCGAAACCGGACGATAAGGTAACAACCGATGATCCACTGGCCGATGACACCAGAACAGAAGGAGAAGGTGGGCCTGCCGATAGTTCCGCGCAGCAAAGTTGACCCGACGCGATCGGCAAAGCTGGTCACCGCGATGTTCCGGGATATCGAAGAGCGGTATCTCGGCATCAAGCGCGCGCTGAAAGCGCTGTTTGACCAGCGTCTGACCGGGCGTGAGCGCGAGGTTAACAGCCACACCTGGCACTTCCTGTGCCACGTCAACGGTGATGACCAGAGGCTCTACCAGGTCAATGCCGGGAAGTTCATCTACGACATGACCCCGCAGGAGCTGGCGGAGCTGCTCGAGGCTGTGCAGGGTATCCTGGATGACTACCTGCTGGACGGTGGCGAGAACAACCAGTGGGCGATGGATTACATCGTCGCTGAGGCGCAGCGCGGCACGCTGGAGGCGTTCAATAACCTCTCGCAGCAATCGCCTTACTACGCCAGCCAGACAACGCTACAGCAGCTTTTGAGCAGCCCCGGTTATCAAAACCAGATTGCCTCCGCCAGGCTGGCAACGTTCAGCGACTGGAAGGCGATCAGCGATGCCGCCCGGGCAGACCTGACGAACATCATCACCGATGCAGTGGCGCGAGGAGTGTCGCCAAGGGATACCGCTCAGGTTATTAGTAAACGCCTGGACGTAAGTATGTCCAAAGCCAAAACGATAGCTCAAACGGAGCAAGTTGGAGCCTTAAGGCAGGCGCAGCGCAATGAGGTTGATTGGGCAAAAGAACGCCTGGGTCTGAACACTGCGATATTGTGGATTTCCGCACTTAAACCGACCACCAGGGCGACTCATGGGGCAAGGCACGGGAAAACGTACACCACTGATGAGGTTGCAGAGTTCTATTCGAAGGATGGCAACGCCTATAACTGTTACTGTGCCAATATCCCTTGCCTGCTTGACGATGAAGGCAAACTTTACAACGAAGGTCTTGCCGAGAAATTAAGTAAAGAGCGGAGTAATTGGAAGTCATCCGAAAAGTAATTTGGTAAAATATACCTGCTGGATAGGGCGGCCACCCGAAAAGTCCTGCGCTCAGGACCTTCCAGCACCATCATGAGCGAACTAATGGAGCGATTAGTTATGAATTCGAAACCAGCGCCAAGCGCGGAGTTTTTACGTGAATGCTTTTCTTACAATCCAGATACTGGCGAGTTGTTTTGGAATGCAAGGCCAGTCAGTCACTTTAAATCAGAGAACGCATGTTCAGCATGGAATGGGCGATATGCAAATAAGCCTTGTGGGTGCATTAGGCCAGATGGATATGTAAAAATCTCCGTTAACAAAGTGAGCTATTTGGCTCATAGAGTTATATGGAAGATGATTACCGGTACTGATAGCGAATTCACCGACCATATCAATGGCATTAAAAGTGATAACAGATTGGCAAACCTCCGTGATGTAACCATGACTGAAAACAACAGAAACATGGTTGGAGGATTAGCATCTGGGAATAACTTTATCGGCGTGTATTGGCATCAACAACGAAGCAAATGGATGGCTAGAATTCGCTGCGAGGACTCAGAGCGGTATATTGGGATTTACGATGATATAAAAATTGCCGTCCTTGCCTATAACGCCGAATGTGAAAGGGTTCATGGCGAATACGGCAAGCGCAAGATAGAGCACAATTTGAATAAGCTCCGAGAATTGGGGCTCTAATGAATACCAACGAGGTCGCCACGGCGGCCTTTTTTATTGCCTGAAATCCACCAATGAGGACGCTATGTGGCAATTATCCTATGACCTTAACTTCCCAATCCGTGGCTGGGTTTATTCGAAGCCTTTAGAACTGCGCTGGGACAATGGAAGCGTTGAGAATGTCCGCTTATGTCATTTCTTCCCTGCCAGGCCAACCAAGAAGCAACTCCGCCAGGCGCGCAAAAACAAACTTCATTAAGAGGACCCAGCATGAAACGCAACCGCGTTAACGTGCTGACCGTCGTCAACTCCGCTTCAAACATCACCACTGAAACCATCGACGGCAAGCCACATATCGTGGTTCGCGGCATCACGCCTGTCGTGGACGATATCGTGATGAACCGGAAGTTGTACCCGGCAGCAGAAATCGAAAAGGCCTACAACACGCTCGAGCGTAACCCGATGCCGCTGGGCCACCCAAAAGTGGACGGCAAGCATGTGTCGGCGCGCGATGTCCGGGCGGTGAACGAGTACCACGTCGGGGCCTGGTTACAGAACGTCAGCCACAAAGACGGCAAAGTGACGGGCGACATGTACGTTAACCGCCAGTACGCCGAATCCAGCGACAAGGGCAAGCGCCTGATTAACCGCCTGAATGAGATGCTGGCCGGTACCAACTCCGACCCGATTCATATCTCGACAGGCCTGCTGTATTCCGGTATCGCCGCCAACGGCGAGTCGAAGGGCAAAAAGTACAACGAGATCGCCACCAACATGATGTTTGACCATGTGGCGGTGCTGCTTGATGAGCCTGGCGCTGGAACGCCGGAAGAGGGCGTGGGCATCTTCGTTAACTCGGAAGGTGATGAGCAGCAGATCGAAGTTGCCCGCCTGGCTGACGGAATCGACTGCACCCGCGATGGCCTGATCAACAAAACCAAATTCTTCTTTACCAATGCCTCCAACTTTTCCTTCGACGACATCCAGCGCGCAATCAGTGAAAAGCTGCGAGAGGGTCGATCTGATGACAACTGGCTTTGGCCAGAGTCGGTATGGCCTGACACCTTCGTATACCGGGATGATTCCCGTTATTTCAAACAGAAGTACATCATCGACGATGACGGCAAGGCCCAATTCGTCGGCGAACCTGTAGAAGTCGTGCGCAAACAACCTGAGTACGAGATTAAAACCAACGGAGAGAACGATCCGATGAAAGAACTGATTATCAATGCGCTGCAAGCCGCTGGTAAGCCGACCGAAGGCAAGTCCGACGCCGAGCTGATGGACGCATACAACCAGATGAAGGCCGACGAAGCCGCCGCCAAGAAAAATGGCGACGAAGAAATCGACCCGGCAACCGGCAAGCCCAAGAAAAAAGAGCAGGCCACCAATAACGAAGAGATGCCAGCGTGGGCGCAGAAACTCGCCGATCGCGTGGACGTCGTTTTCAACAGCCTGAGCGCTAACGCCGATAAAGAGAAAGGCGAAAAGCGCGCGGCTGTGAAGCTGGCGATGAACATGAGCGACGACGAAGTCGCGGATCTGGACGGTAAGGCGCTCGACGCCATGTACGCCAAGTGCCAGACATCTTTCGGCCTGAACGGTGCATTCCGCCATCAGGCAACCAACACCCAATCAGTCAGCGAAATGCCGGAGTAAAAAATGGCTAAAGACGGAAAGCATATTATCCACGCCGGCGGCGTGTTCCCTAATCCGCTGCTTAACCGCGAAGGCGGGGCGGCCGCATCGACTCTGCCTGGTACTGTTGGCTTCTTCAGTACTGCTGACAAGTTCACGGCCTCTGTGGTCGGGGCAGAATCCGCCATCAAGTATGTGGCAAACAAAGACTACCTGCGCTGCCTGAGTGTTGATGACGCAATCCCAGCCAATGAATTGGTTGTTGGTATTCATCCGCTGCCTGGCATGTTCCTAAATGTGCGAGCAGCAGCGGGCACTTACACCAAAGGCCAGCCGGTTGCAGTAGCCAACGGTCAGATCACTGCGGTTGTAGATGATGCCGCCGTATTCGCATATATCGAAGAAGATAAAGCTGTCACTGCGGTGGCCGGCGATCTGATTCGTGTTGTGTTCAAGTAAGGAGCACTGAATGTTTGTATTCTCTAAGTCTATCGGTGAAAAGACCGGTAACCTCGCGGTGAACCAGGCGCAATGGCGCGCTCTCGAAGTTGAGCGAAACGCCAGCGCTCAGGCTGCGGCTGATTTTCTGGCGCGCACTCAATTCCGTGGCGATGCCGAAAACGCACCTTATCTCGACGCGGTGAACGCAGTTGACGATATCCGCCGCCTGTATCGCGCTTTCGACACAACTGTGCTTCAGCAGTTCGAGCCGAATACCGAGTTCACCCTGCTGAACGACCTGATGCCGCTGTCCCGCTCAGTTCGCATCGAGCAATCTCGTTACGATTACGCACGTACTGGCGGGCGCGGCTGGGCCCACACCTCCATGTCCGGCCAGGTCGGCGCGGCGCTGGATGCTCGCAGCTATTCCTTCGATGGAACTATGGTTCCTATCCACGACTCGGGCTTTAAGTTTGAATGGCGTGATCCGATCTTCAACAGCCCGCAGGCATTGCAGTCGCAGTCTGATGCTCAGCGTGGCTCCGTTGAAGACGTTCAGCGTCGTTACGTTGATTACATTTTCAACGGTTTCCGCGATAAGGCTGGCAACTTCGCAGTATTTGACGGCCTGACCTGGAAAGGGCTGCGTGACGATGAGCGTGTAGCGCAGATCGACCTTGGCGCTTCCGGCCTTAACATCGACTTTACCTCTGGTACCGCAACGTCTCAGGCTATCCGCGCCGGGGCAATCGCGCTGCGTGATCAGATGCGTCGCGTAAACAACCAGTATGCAGAGCAAACCTGGTACGTATCCGGCGAAATCATCTCCAACCTGGAACGCTACTTCTCCGACAACTTCCAGTCCGGAACGATCATGGATGAAATCCTGAAGCTGACCGGCGTTGCGGCGATTAAAGAAGACAGCCAACTGTCAGGTAACGAAATCGTCATCGTTCCGCTGTCTGCTGGCGTCATTGCTCCAATCGTCGGCCAGGCTATCGGTACCGTTGCATCTCCGCGTCCTGAGTACAACAGCGACTACATCTGGCGCACCTGGGGTGCAATGGGGTTGATGGTCAAGCAGGACATCAACAACAAATACTCCGTAATTCACGCATCAAGCTAAGGATAAATCATGGCACTGGTAGAAATCGTGGCAAGCAACCTGCACGCCGGTGCCAACCTCCGCAAGCTGGAGGTTGGTTCAGTGGTGGATGTGGACGATGCAACAGCTGAGCGCTGGATCAGCACTGGCAAGGCGAAGGAGACCGACAAGAAGAAAGGCGAGAAGCTTACCTTCGAAGTGGCTACTCCTTCCGCTCCTGCGGCAGATCTGACGGCCCTTCAAAAGCAACTCGCCGACGCACTGGAGCAGAACCAAAAGCTAATCGCCGATGGTGAAGCTAAAGACAAGGCTCACGCCGACGCACTGGCAGCAGAAACCAAACGCGCTGACGAAGCCGAAGCAGCATTGGCGGAAGCAATCAAGAAGGCGAAATAACCATGGCTGACCCAATCGCAGCGGCAGACGTGCAGGCGTTCCTCGGTGAATTGGGTTACTCCATCCCGGGCGCGCTGCTGGATCCGATCCTCTGCGTGGTGAACAAAATCATCCCGTGCCTCGATGGGGCCGGGCATGACGACTGCACCGCGAAGCTGATCCTGATGTATGCCGCCGCGCTGATGGCGACGTCGTCCGGTGCGCGCCGCATCAAATCGCAGGGTGCGCCGTCTGGCGCGTCACGCTCGTTTGAGTATGGCGATGACAGCATCACCTGGCTGCGCGATTCGCTGGGCCGCCTCGATACCAGCGGCTGCACAGGTGAGCTGCCGATCAGCGCCGGTAATAGCGTCGGCCTGTTCATGGTGGTCGGGGGCTGCTGATGACGTACAAATCAGTTAAGCACGGCCTGCCGCGCTCGTTCACTCGCGTATGGGTCGAAACCGACACAGGGCGGGAGACTACCGGCTACGTTAAATCGGATGGCGAGTGGCATATCAACTGCGAGCGCATCCGAGCTACTGGAGCGGTGGTGCTGCGCTGGAGGGAGGGCTAATGTCATCCACAGCCTCATGGTCATACAACAAGCCCTGCACGCTGTGGCGCAAAGGTGCGGGCGGTAAAGATGAGAATGGGGACCCGATTTCAGCTTATGAGCCGCCAGAAACCATCATGTGCGATTACATCGGTGGGCTTTCCGCAAAACTCGGCTCGCTCGGTAAAGAGGTTGTCGTAAAAAACACCTTCTTCACTGCCTATGCGCAGGCTGACGAAGGCGATTACATCCTTATCGGCTCCAGCACCAATCCAGACCCACTTAGCGCTGGCGCTGACGAGGTTCGCCACGTGACGCAGTGGAACGACACGCTGGAAGGTTTGGAAGACGACTGGGCGATAATTACTGGGGTTTAAGCATGGCAGGCAAAGTTCGCGGAATGCGGGAGGCTAAGGCTAACTTAGATCTTCTTCTGAAGGATATCACCGGTAGAAAAGCTATTCGCGGCATCCAGTCTGCTCTCCTGATACTCGGTGCGGCATCAGCAAAAGAAGTCCCACGGGATACGTCCACTCTGCTAAACAGCCAATTCCGAGATATCGATTTTAAGGGCACCCGAATAACAGGTCGTGTGGGTTATTCAGCTAATTATGCCGTCTATGTTCACGAAGCCCCTGGCAAATACCTGAATACTCAAACTGATCGCCCCGTTAAGCGTGGTGAAACTCCTGGGTCACGAGGTGTGATTTGGGGACCAAATGGCAACCCCAAGTTCCTGTATTGGCCTGCGGTTGATAACCAAGGCGCAATGTACGACGCCTTCAGAAAAGAGATGGAACTATGACGCCCATGATGCACGAGCGGGTGCGCAATATGTTCGGTGATGCAGGCCTGACAGCCGGATTCACGGTGCAGAAGCTGATGTACGACGACCCGGAAGATCTAACGCAGGCTGTGATGGTGTTCAGACCAAACGGCGGTTCGAACATCCGTCATGACCTTGGCTCTGAGCATCACGTCCTCGTTGATGTGATCGGCGCGAAGGATAAGCGAGGTGACGCCGCCAATGCCGTGCAGCGCATCGTCGATTACGTCCAGGCCAACCCTATGGCTGATGAGTGCGTCGGCTACATCCAAAACATGGGCGCCATCCCTCCACCAGTGCTTACGGAAGAAGGGCGGATAGTATTCCGACTTCAGTTCGCATGCACCTATGGCGAATAACTACCCCAACCAAATAGACCCGCTCCGGCGGGTTTTCTTTTTAAGTCAAAGAGGAAGTTTCACATGGCTAATTGCCCTAGCTCTAACGAGCGTCTATTCGGTGGCGCGGTGGTGCTGGAAGTTGCCGACGGCTGTCCGGATGTCAAACCACTTGAATCAGAGTGGAAGTCCCTGGCTGCTGGCACCTCGAAAGGCTTCGACTTCAACCCGAACTCGGTAACTTCAGATGCGGATGACGGCGGCGGCTATGTCGAAACCATCATTACCAACAGCGATTTCACCATCAGTTTTGAAGGTGAGGTGCGCAAAAAGGACAAGCTGGATCAGTATGGCATTGGCAAGTTCATCAAGTATTTCTCTGGTGAGCTAAGCGCCAAGCGTCAGCCTGGTATCTGGGTGCGCATGGAATACGGACCGGTCGAATTTGTTGGCTACATGGTTGCTACGGCGCTGAGTTCAGACGGCGGCACCAACGATATCGTCACGTTCTCCACCGAGTTCAAAGTGGGCGATGCCAGCACCATCGAAGTTAACGAAGTGACAGCAGTGGCGGTGACCGGAGTAACGGTGACTCCAGCTACCAGCACCGGCGCTGCAGGCGGCACCAGCACCTTTACGGTGAATATCGCTCCGACTGGCGCAACCAATAAAGACTTCACTGTAGCATCAACCGATCCAACCAAAGCCACTGCTACAGCTTCCGGTACCACCGTCACGGTGAACCGCGTCGCCGCCGGCAGCGCGCAGATCATCATCAACACCGAAGACGGAAACTTTGTGGCCGTGCATACGGTTACTGTTACCTAACGGACATTCCAAAGGGCGGCGTGCTGCCCTTGATAATGACCGTTACCCAGGAAGGACCATGACAGCATTAATCGACATTGGCGAGTTTTCTGTCAGTGATGGCCGTGAAGGCGGAAAAGACTACCTGCTGCGACCGTCACTGATGGCTATGACGCGTATCGGCACTCCAGCAGAGATTGTTCAGGCGTATGCCACAGTGCACGGTAGTGATGTTGCTGCCGTCATTCAGCTCTGTACTGAAACGCTTGGCTGCTTTCCGCACTGGCTATCGCCTTCGATGAATCGCATCGCAGAACGGCTGCTATCGCTGAGCATGCACATCATGCAGGCCTGCTGTGATGACGATCTCACCCCGATGATAGGTGAGTGGAAAGGGTGGAGCCGGTATGTTGTTTACCGGCCTGGGCAGATGCCGCGAAACGACATCATCGTGCTGGCTCAGCACCTCATGCAGCATGGCGTCGTAGGTAAGGCCAGTGTGCGCCGCCTGCAGCGGCATGAGTCAGGCGAAACCACGAACGAGTTTAAGGCCTTCGACTACATCAGCGCGGCGCGTAGCCACTTCGGCATGAACCGGGATGAAGCGGCGGCGCTGACTATGACCGAATTTCAGCTGATGCTGGCGCAGAAATACCCTGATCAGAAGGGCTTCACCCGTGAAGAGTACGACGCGGTTGCTGATGACTACCTGGCGAAGCAGGCTGCGAGAAGGGCTAAGCAGAAGTAGCCCACTCAGGTGGGCTTTTTATTGGACAGATTTTTTTTGGCTTGAAGAAGAGCTCTGACGTTAGCGCTTTCCCGATCAATTTTTTCCATTAACTTATCTATAAGCCAGTCAACCTTTTCATTCACAGCATCGAATTCCTCCATTGTTTCTGGCTGTGAGTGCGTGACCTCATTAAACACTTTAAGGAATTCATCATCCATGCTTAAGGCGTTGCCAGTGAGGGAGTCATGGAGTATCTGAATGATCTCTGAGTTCATTGAGCGACCGTTCTTCTTCGCCCTCAACGCAATAGCATCGCGCATCCCAGCGGGAAGCCTGACATTAAACCTATCCATTTCTTGGCTGGGAAACTTACTCATTAGCACTCGCTCCATGATACAAATTCTTATCATGGTAGCACCTACTTGACATCATTGAAAATGGTGCTAAATTGGTTGTAGTACCAACTAGGTACCATAATGAAAGAGGATGATATATGAGTGACATGATTTATACAGGCCGGAAAAGCGAAAGCTTTCAACTACGACTTCCTGAGCGCATGAAAGAGGAAATCCGCCGCATGGCAGAAATGGATGGCATTTCGATTAACTCTGCGATTGTGCAGCGTTTAGCAAAAAGCTTGCGAGAGGAGAGGGTTAATGCGCAGTAAGAACAGCGAAGCCCAGAAGTGCGCTAACACTCTGGGCCTCTTATCGAATAAATCAGCTTAGGAATTATCGACATGACAAGTTTAACACTGCCCCAACAAAACTGCACCATCAATGTGCCTTTTCACGGCACTGAGCTGTATGTCGTCAACCACAATGGCGAGCCGTACACGCCTATGAAGCCGATTGTTGAAGGCATGGGTATGGTTTGGGCTTCTCAATTTGTGAAGTTAAAACAGCGATTTGCAAAAGGTATTGTGGAAATCGAAATACCTTCAGTTGGCGGCATTCAGAAGATGATCTGTCTCGCTCTCCGTAAGCTGTCCGCTTGGTTGAACACCATCAGCCCGAACAAGGTTAAGCCGGAGATCCGCGATAACGTAATCCGCTACCAGGAAGAGTGCGACGACGTTCTATACGAGTACTGGACGAAAGGGCAGGTGACTAACCCACGTAAAACCAGCACCGATGAACGCACGCCTTTACGCGATGCAATCAACCTCTTGGTGGGCAAGCGCGGCATCATGTACCCGGAGGCTTATAGCTACGTGCATCAGCGCTTCGGTGTGTCTCATATTGAGGAGTTGCCGTCCGAACAATTAGCGCTGGCAGTTGAATATATCCATCGCCTGGCGCTGGAAGGTGATCTTATGCCAAAGGAAGAGGTTAAAAGCACTCCAGCCAAGCAATTCACCGATGAGGAACTGGTTAGCCTTTGTTACCTGCAGTTGTGGATGGAAAGGAGCCAGTTGGTCAGCAAGAATCTTTATCCCGCGATGAAGCAGGCAAAATCTGAGTATGCGGGGGCGCTGTACGATATTGCCCATGATATTCACTACATGACTGTAGAGACCAAAAAGATTTTACTCCGGGAAGCTAAAAATCTGGATGACAAGAATTTTGTCGTAAGTCGCGCTCAGCCGATGCTGGCAAAACTTCGCGGCGAAGACGGATGGATTCACTGATGGGCGCATGGGATGGCGCAAAAGAAAAACCGCCAGTTGCAGCTGGCGGCTTACATCAACTACTGATTGGAGTCTTATATGCAACAATCTTCATCAACTGTTGTAAATGTAGCAAATCATCATCACGCTGTCACCATGTCAAGCCGCGAGATCGCAGAACTGACCGGGAAAGAGCACAAGAACGTCAAGGTTGATGTTGAAAAGATGCTGAGCGATCTCGGTGAAGATGCGCTGAGTTTTCAGCGTATCTATCGCGACACGATGAACCGTCAGCAGACTGAATACCATCTCGACCGTCGTCACGTTGAATGCCTGCTGACGGGTTACAGTGCCGTTCTCCGCATGAAGGTAATCGACCGCCTTCACGAACGCGAGGCAGGCATCGTACCGACCCCTGCCCCGCTGTCTCAGAATGAGATTATCGCTGCGATCGCAATGGCTAACGTAGAGCAGGATAAGCGCATCCATGCCCTGGAGCAGCAGGTTGATGATATGGCGCAGGGCGCGATCCCCGCAGGCTATCAAGGCTATTCTTACCTTGCCGAGAAGACGGGCCTGAGCGATAAGAAGTGCCGCCAGTTGGTTTCAGCCTATGAGGTGAGTCATAAAACTGTGCCACACGTTGCTCCTACTGGCGCGGTAACCCGTATGACGGTTATTCATGAGCATGAATTCATGGATGCCTTCAGCGGAATGCTTGCTGAAACAGAAATGCGCGGCTCCTTCCACCACCACGCTAAAATGGGTCGCTTCATGCTCGCCGGGGAGGTCCGTTCCTGATGCAGGCCTTACAGCGTGTCAGCGCACCGGTTTACGTGGTCTCTCATCATGGCAAGACATTCCGGTGCTTTAGCCGCAACACTGCAATCAAGCGGCTTGCTCATTACATGACTCAGCGGATGTTCTACCGCGCAGGCATTGAGACCCGACCGGTGACGAAAATTGACCGTGACGATGTGGCCATCCACTACATCAACAAACCGATTCAGCGCTACTGGGATGCACAGGCAAGATGTGAAAGGCGAGTAAGGAAGTTGCTTTCCAGAAAGTAAAGGCCTCCACTTAATCGCTCAATAAATCCAACCCGCTTAACTGCGGGTTTTTTCGTCGCCGGTCGATTGAGATCAATAAATCAGCGTTTGCCGTTGCGCCTGTGCTATTCCTGGGTAGGATGTTCATTTTTACCAATGGGGATAGGGATATGAAGAAGATTTTGGCGATCGCCTTTTTGGGGTTATTTAGCACCGTAGCAAATGCAGAAATGGAAAGCTCTGGTGCTTGGGTAACGAAATCTGACACTAATAAAATGACCGACGAAACAGACTTTGTTGCCTTAAACACGTCTTCCGATACATACAACAAAGACGGCCTGACACGTGAAACAACGCTGGTTCTGAGATGCAGCAGCAATAAAACAGATGCGTACCTGTCTTTCCGTGACTTTATGGGATCAGATGCTCCAACCATTACAATGAGGCTCGACGGCGGGAAGCCAACCAAAAAATCATGGGGTGGCGGTGAAGGTGGTGATGCAGCATTTGCACCTCAGGCTGTGTCATTTATCAAAGAGCTTTCCAAGCATAAGAAAGCAATATTTGGGTTTGAGCCTTACGGATCGACAATGCAGATTGTTGAATTCGATTTGACTGGTATAGATAAGGTTGCCGAGAGCCTTTCCAAAGCGTGCAAGTGGAAATAATCATTCGTTGAGAACAACCCTCCTCGGAGGGTTTTTTTATGTCCGGAGAATAGTCAAATGGCAGGAGAGGAAATAGCAGGCAGCATAGTCTACGAGGTAGGCGCGGAAGTTGAGCCATTACTTCAGGGCGGAAGGCAAGTAAATAAGGTCCTCACTGAAATTGAGAATGCTCTCGATGACAATATCGCTCAGTTCAAAAAAATGGACACGCAAGTATCTGCGACAGCACAGGCGGTTAACCAGTCAGTCCGCAGCTTCAGTGGCTTCCAGAACGCACTTCGCCAGGGTGGTTATCAGGTTCAAGACTTTATAGTGCAGGTTCAGGGTGGGCAATCAGCCCTTGTGGCCCTGAGTCAGCAAGGATCACAATTATTGGGGGTGTTCGGCACTGGCGGCGCAGTTGCTGGGGCATTGTTAACGCTTGGCACCGTTATCGTAGGGTCCCTAATCGCTGGGATGGATAACGCAACCATTTCGACCAAGGCACTCACGGAAGCACAAAAGAGGCTTTCGGACATTTTCCAGATCTCCTCGAATGGTGTCGTCGTACTGTCTGATAAGTTTGCTAAATTAGCTGAGACAAGCGAAAACGCAGCCCGCGCGCAATTAACCATGGCTCTTATTGATGCGAATAACATTATTAAAGCCTCCGTGCAAAGTGTGAATCAACTTGGTGATGCACTTGGTACGTGGAAAGCCCCGTTATCAGCGGCGATTAGCCAAATGGATGCTCTGAAAGCAAGGGGTATGGATGTAAATCGGGCATTAAAGGAGCTTGGCGGGACATATGAAGGGAATATAATTGGTCTCAACCAACTTAATCAGGCCGTAAATAATATTTCGGAGTCATTCGGAATAAGCGCTGACGATGCAATTAAGCTAGTGCAAGCGCTTGGCGCTGTTCGTCAGAATGCAAGTCCAGAAACCATTGCGGCATTGCGTGATGTTACAGTTGATCTCAGCCAAAAATATGGATATGCAAATAAGTCTCTGTCTGAATTCACAGGGAAAATCGGCGAATATTCATTGAAGTCAGATCAGGCTAAAGAATCAACTAGGTTAGCCACTGAAATGCTGCAGGGGCACAAAGTTGCTTCCGAAGCTGATGCGGAAGCCATAGCGCAAAACACCCAGAGACTCCAAACCTATATCCAGATGATAAAGGATGAGGGGGCAACTATCGCGATGACTGCTCGCCAGAAGGCTCTTTACAGAGCTGAGCAGTTAGGCGCAAGCGATGAAGACAAAAAGGCGATAAACACTTCGTTTGACAAAATTGAAGCGTTTAAGAGTGAGCAGGCACTACAGAAAGAATCAGCAAAGGAAGCGCGGAAAGCAGCAGCGGCAGCATCTTCTCAGGCTAAAAAAGATGTAAGACAGCAAGAGTCCATTGCTCAGAAACTGGATAATCTCCGCGCTCAATCAGACCTGACCACAGAGTCGATTGAAAAGCGTCGCATTCAGGAGGCGGGCCTCCGGGCGGAGCAGTCTCTTGGTAGTGCCGCGACTCAGCAGCAACTAGCGGAAGCAAGGGCGCTTGGTGAGGCAAACGAAAAGGCAGCAATCTCTATTCAGAAGCGCAAAGAGGCTGAGCAGGGGCGGAAGTATGCCAAACAGGAGATAGCCGCCGGAAATACCTCGGTCAACCCTATCACTGGGGCATCAGTGGATCCGCTGGCGCAAATCAATCTCCAGGAAACACAAAAGCTTGAGGCCATAGCTAAATATCAGGAACTGGATAAGCAAAATACCCAGCTTTACGAAGACGCCAAAACTGCCATCCAACTGCAGGCGTCAAACGCACGCATGCAAATAGCGCAGACTGAGGCAGATCAGCAAAGAGCATCCGTTCTTTCTATTCTGGGCTCTGCGTCCCAGGGTTTTGATAGTCTGGCTTCGATAATTGCTGACTCCGCTGGCAAGAGTAACGCGGCGTACCAGGTCATGTTCGCAGCCAGTAAAGCGTTTGCGATTGCCCAGTCTACCCTCAGCCTGAATACCGCAATCATGCAGGCCATGGCTGATCCGACAGCGCTGACTCCAGCGCAAAAACTTGCGAACTATGCAGCCATCGCCTCTGCTGGAGCTTCATTGCTGTCGAACGTTGCGAGCATCTCATATGGCGGCGGGCGCGAAAACGGCGGCCCGGTATCAGCCAGCTCCATGTACCGTGTGGGCGAAGGCGGCAAGCCTGAGATTTTCAAAGCCAGCAATGGTAGCCAGTACATGATCCCCGGCGATAATGGTCGCGTCATCAGTAACCGGGATATCGGGGGCGGTGGTGGCGGGTTCAATTACAGCCCGACTATCCAGATCAACGGTAATCCGGATGAAAAAACCATAGCTCTGGTAGAGGCGGCCGTGGCTCGCGGTGGTAAGCAGGTATACCAGCAAATAAGTGGGGATCTTGCCTCAGGGAAAGGAAACGTTTCTAAAGGCCTGCAAAGCGGCTGGACCGCTAAAAGGAGGATCGGTTAATGGGTAAGCAAACCGACATCAATTACCCCCACGAGTACCTGCCAATGCCCCAACGCCCCGGGCATGGCTTCACCCCCGTCAGCCCCCTGCAGCGTTCCACCATGACATCCGGCCGCACGCGCCAGCGTCGCAAATACACCTCGGTTCCGACTGAGGCATCTGTTTCGTGGGTGTTTAACGATGCCCAGTCGCAGCTGTTTGAGGTGTGGTTCAGGGACGTGATTACTGACGGTGCGGCGTGGTTCAACATGCGCATGCGTACCCCGATGGGTGTCGGTGACTACGTCTGCCGGTTCAAGGATATCTACGAAGGTCCGGTACTGTATGCGCTGGGGTTCTGGAAATACACGGCAATCCTTGAGCTGTGGGAGCGCCCAATCCTGCCACCTGGCTGGGGTAATTTCCCTGAGTTCATCGTCGGGCAGAGCATTATTGATTACGCGCTCAACAAGGAGTGGCCGGAAGCATGACAAGCCCAACACTCAACAGGCTGTATGCCAGCGGCGGCAGTGAGATCCTCTTCAACACGCTGCAGATTACCGTCGGCGGCCAGACTTACTGGCTGGTTGAGAACTTCGAGGATATCACTGCTGTAACGGAAACTGGCACATCGGTGAAATTCGAAGCCGCCGCCATGGCCGTTGCGCTGCCAGCCAGAAATAAGGATGGCACACAGGATCTGCAGTTCGTCATCAGCAACATTGACGGCATCGTTTCAACTGCAATACGCAACGCCCTGGCTAACCTCGATAGCGGCACGCTGATTATGCGGCAGTACATCTCAACCGATTTGAGTTTTCCTTCGGCGCCGCCCCTGGTATTCCAGATTAAAGACGGGTACTGGAAAGCGACGGAGGTACAGATAAAAGCCGGTTTCCTGAATATTCTCGACACTGCATGGCCGCGCTACCGTTACACGCTCCCTGTCTTCCCGGGCCTCCGCTACCTCCAGTAGGAAATCACCATGTTCAATCCAGATAAATACCGTTCTGTCGAGTGGCAGAAGGGCGGGCGCGCTTACCCCGCGCTGGACTGCTTTGGCATCGTCAACGAAATCAGGCGCGATCTGGGTCTGGCTCCGTGGCCTGATTTCGCCGGAGTCACGAAGGATGATAACGGTCTCGACCGGGAGGCGCGCGGGCTGATGGCTGGCCTGACTCGATGTGAACCGGTCCCGGGCGCGGGTATCGCCTGTTATTCCGGCTCTGTGGTGACACACGTTGCCATAGTTGTCGAGATTGACGGCCAACTGCGGGCTGCAGAGTGCAATCCGCGCACCAATGTAACCTTTCTGCCGCTGGCGCGGTTTGCGCGCCGCTTTGTTCGCGTGGAGTATTACCAGTGACGATCCGAATCTATCCGTCCCGCCTGCCGGGCGAACCGCTGGAAACGCATCAACATGAAACGATGACCCTCAGCGCCTGGTTTGCGCGGAACGTGAAGGACTGGGCACCGGATCAGCAGCACCCGGTTGCGGTTGAAATCGACGGTGTCCCCGTCCCGCCGTCAGAGTGGCCACTGTGTGTTATCAAGCGAGAGACCGATGTCAGGATGTATCCGGTTCCGTACGGTACCGGCGCAGAAATCGCGATATGGGTTGCCGTCAGCGTAGCCGTCGCCTCTGCTGCGTACAGCATCTACATGATGAGCACAATGTCACAGGCTGGAGGTGGCGGTGCCCAGGCGGCCAGCGGCGACCAGATTGACCTCAATCCGGCAAAAGCGAACGCGGCGAAACTGGGTGACCCAATCCGGGAAATCTTCGGCAAATACCGCGTCTGGCCTGATTACGTCGTGCAGCCGGTAAGCCGGTTCGTCAACGAAACCAGTATGGAAACCAGCATGTTCCTGTGCGTGGGTGTCGGCGACATGGTGATTAACCAGTCCGATATCAGGATCGGTAATACGCCGATCTCCGCATTTGGTACCGACGTGCGTTACACCCTCTATCCGCCTGGCGCCACGGTATCCGGCGACAAGCGCACTGAAAACTGGTTCAACTCACCAGAGGTCGGCAATACCGGCTCCGGTACCGCCGGACTAGACCTGGGATCAAGCGGCCCGGAGACGGTCAGTATTATCGCGGATGCGCTGGTCGTGTCCGGAAACTCCATCACGCTGGTTGACGTATCGTCGTCTGGCGATGAGGAGATCCCGCCGTCATGGACTGTCGGGACGGTGATCACCGTACTGGCGCCAAACTCTTATACGGTCGCGTCGTCCGGTGGTTACAGCATGATTTATGGCGGGATAGAAGAACTGGCCCCGGCTGTCGGCCTGCCGGTGTCCCTGAACTATAACGGCAACGACTACGATCTGGTGATCGCCAGCTACGCCCCGGGAGTTCCGCCGGTGCCGGGTGTGGGCGGTAGCGCCGCCAGCATCACCGCGAGTGCCGCGCCGACGACCTACGATTTCAGCAGCACGCCTGTGACGTTCAGCATCAGCTGGCAGGGCACGACTTACCCGGTATCGCTGGTGACCAACTATGTCACCATGTCAGGCCTGGTTTCTTCGATCACCTCTCAACTCTCTGGTTCCGGCCTGGTCGCGCGCGATAACAGTGGGCGGCTGGATATTGTCGAGGCCAGTAGCCCATATGCTGGCGGGTCCATTACGAACAGCCCGTTGCCCGTTGCTGTGTTCGGTGATGCTCCGGTCAATACGGCTGGCGTGAAATCTACGGGCGGCACGGCGGAGGTAAGGGCGCACATCACCCTGGCCTATAACAGCGCCACTGGTACGCCATTCACCGGACTGCCGGAGGGTATTCAGCGCTTCTCTCTGGGATTGTCTGGCAATCAGTTCCGTATCACCGATGTGGACAGCCAGACGGTCACGGTCGAGAGGCTTACAGTCACTACCGGCCCGGGCGGTGATGTCATTACCACGCCGGATCCATCCTGGCCTGGCTTCAATGAGCGCACGCTGCTGGATGCGACCGTGACGGGTGTCAGCGACGATTACGAATGGGTCGGCCCGTTCCTGGCGTGCCCTGACGGCGAAACGCTGGACGCATTTGAGGTGAATATCAACTTCCAGAGCGGGTTAGTGCGCTACACCGATAAAGGGAATAAACGGGACATGCCGGTGCGCCTCGTTATCCAGTATCGGAAGGTCGGGACCACTACATGGCAGCAGCAGTCACCTTTCTATTCACGCAGCACTGAAAACCAGATCGGGTTTACGCATCGTTACAGCGTGTCTCAGGGCCAATATGAGATCCGGATGCGCCGCACCGAACCGGTTAAGGGTGGTAGCACGCGTGACCAGGTTTTCTGGCAGGCGCTGCGCTCCCGGCTGAGCAAGCGACCCACGAGGTACGATGGTGTCACCACCATGGCCCTGACCGTACGCACAGGGAACCGCCTGGCGGCCATGTCAGATCGCCGGATTAGCGTTACACCAACCCGGATTTACAGCGGCGGCAGAACGGCGCGGAGCATCAGCGGGGCGCTTTACCACGTCCTGGAGTCGCTGGGGTTTACGGCCAGCCAGATTGACACGGCGGCTATTGACGCGCTGGAGCAAACGTACTGGACCCCCCGTGGTGAGAAGTTTGACTGGGCGAGCGGTGAGAGTAAGTCAGCCCTTGAGATACTGCAGAAAATCACCAACGCCGGGATGGGCTATTTCCTGCTGTCTGACGGGCTGGCGTCTGCCGGCAGGGAAGGGATTAAACCCTGGGTCGGCATGATCACCCCGCAGGAAACCACCGAGGAACTGCAGACCGCATTTAAAGCCCCGTCGCAGGACGATTACGACGGCGTGGACGTGACGTATATCAACGGCACCACCTGGGCAGAGGAAACTGTGCAGTGTCGCCTGCCTGGAAACCCTACACCCATGAAAATCGAGAGCTACACGCTGGATGGTGTTCTGAATGAAGACCGGGCTTACCGCATCGGCATGCGCCGGTTGCTGGGCTACCAGCTGCAGCGCCTGCAGCACACCACATCAACTGAAATGGATGCGCTCTGCTACGAGTTTATGGATCGGATTGTAATGGCCGACGACATCCCTGGCGGTCAGCAGTTGAGCTGCCTGATTACCGAGATGAAGTATGACAGCAGCAAAATAACCCTGACACTCAGTGAGTCGCCAGACTGGTCGTTCCAGAACCCGCGCGTGATTATCCGCCACCAGGACGGCCGTGCGTCGGCAATGGTGGTGCCGACACGCATTGACGATTACACCCTCTCGGTGCCGTACAGCGCTGCGCTGGAGCCGGAGCTATGGGCGATGAACGATGCATACATTGAGCCACCGCGGCTGCTGTTCTGTTCGTCTGTACGTGTTCCGTATGACGCACTGATTGGGGAAATAACACCAGGCAACGACGGTATCAGCCAGGTTACTGCCATCCAGTACCACCCAGGGAAGTACGCCTACGACGACGCCACATACCCCGGCGACGCTGCTTAACAGCAAATCAAAACTATCTGACCCGCTTCGGCGGGTTTTTTATGCCCGGAGCGAGCATGACCACATACCGCACTAATAACCCACTGGGATCGATGGATCCGAAGGACCTCTTCGATAACGCCCAGAATCTAGACTTTGCAGTTAACGATATCACTAAATCTATCTGGAAGGACCGGTTTGGCAGGGACAGAAAAACTTACTGGGGGATGGAGCAAGAATTTAATTCTCAACTCCTCAATCAGAAACAAATTGGTGAAGCGCAACTCCAGCAACAAAAGCAACAACTGGATTCGCAAATTCTATCACAAGAGCAACGTTTCAATTCTTTTATTCAGAGTTCTGGTTATGACGTAATTGGAGACTATACTGCAGGTCCGCTGACGATTAATGAATATAATCAACTTATTCGCTATGAGGATGAGCTATGGAAGCTTACCGCTGCAACGGATATTCCATTTACAACAACGGGTAATGATTCAGCATCGTGGGCTAATGACTCTATTAATTTTGTTAGCGTTGGGGATGCGTCATTAAGGCAGCAGTTAGAGAGCGTCGCTATTTATGACAAAGATTACCCAACTATAGCTGAGGCTTTTGGTCGTGCATATTATTTAGGTGCCGCTCTGGTTCTGACTTCGCCCAGAACTATCCGCATTCCAAGTGATGCTCCTAGCATACAGTCGGTAGTTGATATCTGCGCAAGGATTAAATCTGATGTTTATCTTACTATTATTCTCGATGCTGGGTTTACCTTTACCAAGGAAACCTTAGTTGAAAAGCGTGATTGCTCATGGATGACCATTCAGTCAGATGACCCAGTGGTTAAGGTGTCTTCATCATTCTCTGGAATTAACTTAATTCATGTCGTTAATTCCTTTGGTCCTATCTGGGATATTCTTGCTGATATGGCGGGATCATCAGCAGGTAATGGCATTTATGTAAGACGAAATTCAGATATTGAAGTCCGCCCGGGAAAGGGGGTTATCAATGCAGTAAACACAGCAGTAGCATCCTATCCATGCGGTATAGTTATTGTGGAATCCTCCCGTGGGCATATTCCATCTGCAAATTTCTCAGGATGCTACCGAAATCTATGGGTATCTAAGTCTTCCGAATGTAACGCCGAAGGTGGTAATTTTGATAACGCCAAGGGTGATTTTGCTACGTATATAGTCAGAAACTCATTATGTCATCTATCATTGGCAACTGTTAATAACGCAGCTCACAACGCCGTTTACGCAAATAATAGCAGGATAACTTTCCTGGAAGGAGAGGCAATAAATGCTGACACTGCACTTTATGCTGAATTTGCAGGTGTAATTTATACCAGACCTCGCGATGGGACGATAACAAACATTTCCGGCTCGAGAATAAATGCAATTTCTGCCTCTAATGGTGGTGTTGTTATTGCTGAGGGGATGACAATATCTCCAGCATCTGGTTTTGGAATTACTGCCCGCGACGGGGGTAAGGTCAGTGCGGTAGGGACGTCTGTTTTAGCTACCGGCACAGCGCTGAATGTTTATAACGAAGGGGAGGTAAATATAGCGGGATCTGGTAATGTGATTTCCTCTTCTTCTGCCTCAGTTAATGTAGTCAAGGCTTACCAGGGAGGGAGAATTAACCTTGATGGAGCCGTAGTGACAGGTGGATCTAATGGCTTGCTCGCTGAGTCTGGTGGCACCATCCACGCCAGAGGTGTGAAGATGTCTGGGCAGGCAGCAAATACAATACAGGCAACTGGTGGCGATGTTTACGCTGATAATTCCGTGCTTTCAAAGTCTTCAGTTAATGCCGATATTGTTTATGCCCGTCGTGGAGGCACTATTAATGCCAACTCTTCAACAATCACCGGAGGGAGAATCGGGGTGCATGCAGACGTTGGTGGAAGAGTATGTGTAAACAATTCCACTATTAGTGGTGCATCAACTGGTGGTGTGCGGGCTACCGGCGGTGAGGTATATGCACAGTCAGCAACAATTCAAAACAACACAGGGAAGGATCTGGCGGTTCTATCAGGGGGAGCAATTCGCGCAGGCGGTGTAACAACAACTAATTCATCTCCAGCCGGAACTCCGAACCCATCAGATGCAAATGCCGCTTTTAATACATTTGCTGCGGTGGGTTTTATTTTTGCATAAATGGAATATTGAACATGAAAGATTTATCCCCTTTATATCATGCAGTTTTAGCTATTACATTGCAGTGTTTATTCGGCATGCTTGCGGGAAACTGGCTTGAGGGAGGCGTAATAGGTTGCATCTGGTTTATCGCTCGCGAGCATACACAAGCCGAATACCGCTGGATCGCTCAGTTCGGCGCAGGAAAGCGCGCCAATATGCCGTGGTGGGGTGGGTTCGACAGGAGAGCATGGAACATTCCCAGCATGCTCGACTGGGTGCTTCCAGTGCTGGCATGTGCCACTGTGTACTTAGTATCTACCCTGTAACGACAGCCGAGTTCATTGATAGGCATCGCCTCATTGATCTGCACCTCCTTTAAAACTACTGTATATAAAAACAGTATAAGGAGTGCAGATCATGCCCCGCCGTCACGACATTCACGCCGCATTTGCGGCCGCAATACAGCTAAACCCCAAGGGCTACCGGTGCTTGCGCACAGAAGACTTTATCCGCGAACTAGCAAAGGTCCACTGGCATTTCAGCCGGACCGATGCCAACGAGTGGATAGAGCGCTATCAGCCAGACTTCGCCGACAAGACGACAGACCATAGCGATAATCGCTACTGGATACTGCGTAATATGGGGAGGGTTCACTGATGGGATTCCCTTCACCGGCAGGCGACTATGTAGAGCAGCGTTTAACACCGGAACGTATCTGCGGGATCGGCATGGACAGCCGCATACTGGAGACGTCGAGTGGGTTTGCTGTAATCGAACCTGTCACCCGGTTAGTACAGAATCAGGTTCTGCTGATTTTGTCCGGCGGCCGGACTCAATTTGCCCGGGTGATGGGCAGGGCGCTGATTTGTGATGATGGTGAAGCGATCGAGGGGGAAGCGGCGGAGGAAGTTGAGGTGCTGGGGCGGGTGACGTTCTTCATTAATAGCGTAATAGATGATGGAAGGGTGGTGTAAAAATGAGGTGGTGTACCAAATTGCGTACCAAATAAATTGGTTGTTCGCCTTGCTCCTTTGTTGATGCGGGTTTTGTGCTTATTGCGCGTAGTCGTGGAATAGGAAGGTAGGTTGTTTATCGGTGTCTGCCATTGTCTAGCTTTGTCCACATTAGTTAATTAAACGC